TAAAAAGAAACCATCCTCGAAAAATAGGCCCAAAAGTCCCAAAAACGTTGGAATTTCAACGTTTTCAGCACCTTCGGGCCTTCAAAATTAGTCAAAAATCAGTCAGAAAAATCGAGTTATTTCTGAGACTGTGCACAGATGATTCGATTTATAAGGCTCAAAAATCGCTTAAATCCATCGATTCCTCGACTCTTTTTGCAAATCAAAAGTCGTCTCATCTGTGCACACGCATTTTTCAGACTGAAAATCACCACGCTCTTAAGACCATAAATGGCTCAAAATCTACCGAAAATTTACTCGGAATAGGCACATCAAACACCTTTCTACACTTGTGACAGTACACTTTATGGAGTAAATATTGAGGATATTCACCCCAAAAATCATACTCATCCGGCTCACAAGGACCTAATTTTGGTGAAATATCCAATTGATCCCAGTGAAAACATAGGTTTTTACTTGCGGTTTCATGCACTCTAATGAGTGCAACATCTGAAATATACGGTAATTCCTCGATTCCACATACGAATTTCGTGCGTTTATGGCACCCAATACAGTATGCACGCATCTCAAAACCGTCATTTCCATACATTCCGACCAGATTTTCGAAGTCATTCGGGTCTTTTGGGTCGAAATCTTCAGGATAAATATCCGGAATCGTTATGGCACACACCGTATTGAAGGGGCATTTACACCCTAAAAGGGTCCTAGCCATACGATATGCGCCAGCGACTTCATCATAATTCACCTGAAACTTCATTATGCGGCCTTTCCGAAGCTGTCTCCGACCGATTTCTTAAGGAATCTGATGGGTTGGAACTTCTTTTTGAGCTTAAGAGCCCTAAGTATGGCCACATCGATAGGTGCGAAACTTCGAAGCAGGTAGTAATTCAACTCCTTGTACTTCGTATTCATCCTATCAATGCGTCCAGAAGCCTGTTCCATCACCTTATATGAGTAATTCAGACTGTAGAATATGATAGTATCTGTCGCGATGCAGTTCCAGCCTTCGCATCCAGCCGTGTATTGCACTAGATAGATCCATTCATCACTATCCGGAATATCCTCATGCTTATGTCCGTTCCACTCGGCCACCTTGATCCCGGTGAGATCATGAAGCCTCCTGAGTTCCTCCAGTTCGGCATCGAGATTGTAGAATATGATCGTACGTTTGCGTTCTATGCAGATCCTCACACACTCTTTGATGCGTGAACGATCCGTATTCACGATCTTACGTAATGTGATCATAAGCTCGGATATGTTCTGAATAGGCTCATTAGTATACGGATTCAGCCTGAATATGCTACCATCCGGCTGTATAATACCCTTCAGAGTCGATTTATACAGATTTTTGTCGTAGTCACAGATGATCTGATATACTTTCCTATGGGTATCACGCTCGATCTCCATAGGAACCAGTATCATTTGTCTAAGACGTTTCAGATGGTTTTCCTCGATCCATTTATCGACTTTCGGAAACTTCGCATATCGAGAATATACCGCGTGTCGATTCATGAATTGTGTTTTGTTCTTATAGAACCCATTGGCCACGAAGACCGGAATATAATCGCTCCAGGTATCACCAGGCGTTGCAGAGAGCAATATCCAATGATTATGCGCCGCGATCTTGTAGAACGATTTGACCCATTCGCCGCTTCCAACAAGACGCTGTTCATCGAATATGAAGAATGCGCCTCGTACGTCGACGAAATGACCTATGTTGTTCCACGACTGGATCGTGATGTTGATACCGCCCATTTTCCGGTTCTCACCAGATTTTAGGTGGTATTTGAGCATATCGGATTCCCATTCGAGATTATCACGCTTCTTTGCGGTCGTGATGATATAGAGATCCGGAGATCCCTTCTCTGGAATATAGGATACTCCGTCCGGGCCTTCGACTGATTTGCTTCGGCATTCACGTGACAGATAATATGCCAGAGACGTCAGTGATTTACCTGAACCGACGCCTCCGGCCAATATCTTTCCAGAACGAAGGCGCATTACTGCCTCGCGTTGTTCGGGCATTAACTTTACCATTTAGAACTCCCTATAAAGTCCATCAGACCTCTGGAACTTACCGAACGGATCAGTATCCTCGGATGTGAATATCATAGTGCCAGGAACAGTATCTGAAGAAATATCATACGCTCCGGTTATCAGAAACTGAATGCTTCCGTTATCGTTCACTCTTTGGGTAATGGTACACTTGTCTTTGGATCCATAAATGAGAATATCACGACCGCTTGGAGTTGCAATACGAACCTCGACAGTATTCGGAGGAAGCGGAGGATCCAGCGGAAAACTGTAAATATCAGTCATTATTCTCTCCTTTGAAGTCGATATATTGATCAAGATCTTTACGGGTATTCTTATAACGCTTATCCAGTTCCTTCTGCATGATCTCACGGATCTCGATAGTGGAATCTATAGCCATCTTGAAGAAATCAGATTGACGAAGACAAATCGGTTTTTGGAATCCTTCGAACTTTGAATATAGCTTATCAAAATAGTCCGCCTCCCATGCGTTTACATGTTTGAAGAAGAAGTCCATAATATCATGATAGGCATCAAGCTTTCCATAATCATAGCCGATCTTGAACTCGTCTCGTTTGCTGGTTTCATAAATATCATTCATCTGATAATTAGCCATGATGTTTCCTTACAAAATTGTCAATTCGTTCTGCGATTTTGAGAATGACCCATAAGATCCCAGTTAAAAATATTGATACTGGAATTCCTAAGATCAATATTAGAATAACGATCATCAATACTTCGATGATCTTCATGATCCGATCTTTCCATTCTTTGAGAATTTATCATCGACAATTACCGATGTAAATCCCGATGCACCACATGATTGGCACTCACAATATAGATCAAGTGTCCAATAATCCGGATCTCTCCAGTCATGATGAATAAAATTCAGTCGTTCTTTATCGATCGATCGATTCCAATCAACAAATATGATCGGATGATCCGTCGGACATTTGGCATCATGATCCTGTTCGATCTTATTGCGAATATAGTTTTGATCAAGATCATTAAGAGTTAGTTTGGTTGGATCGAATTGCATGATGGTTCCTTTCACATTATTCCATGCATCAATTTATTATCGAGTTCTATTTCTTCGAAATTACAAATATAATGGGCAACCGTTCTGGAGTCAAGACCAATTATTCGTCCAATCGCACTGAAACAGGGATATGGTAATGTATAATATAGATCTATGGCTTCATTGGCATTGAAGAACTTCTCTTCTTCTCGAGCCATATGATACATTGTTACGAGCTGTTCATTGGTGGTTATTGCATATTTATCATTGAAAGCTTCATCATGAACTCCATTTCGATAATCATTTAGAAATGTACGCCAGTCTTTCTTATCAGGTTCTGAACTCCATTTACTTGGGAAATATCGTGTGTAACGATCTCTGCGTGATTTCTCATATGGTACAAGATGCCATCCATGCCAGGTGTTGGTGCGACACATAAGGGCATTGCGTATAGCTTGACGACCAGAACCATATTGGTTCATCAATGATTGGATTGTCGGAAAATATTCATCAGTTTCATATATGAACAGATCGAATTCGTTTGACATGATAAACTCCTAAAAATATAAAGCCATGTATAAAGGGCTCTGGAGATCTTTCGATACTCACAGAGCCCTTTGTTTAAATATCAGTCTTCGATGGACTTCACAGCAGCGAAGGTCATCGTGTTACCGAACGAATCAGGTTCGTCCTGATAAGCATCTTCGAATGGGTCCTCATCCATCTCCACATGAAGAATCCTCAAATATGCCGTGACGGTCGGATTGCCTTCACGATCCTTGTTATGATAGGCATTGAACGAAATATCACCGATGCTGAACTCCCTTGGAGAATCCAGGATCGCGACATTCTCCGAAGTCAGAAGACGACGTCCGTGGGATCCATGAATATAGATCTTCGGATCGAGTTCGGGATTGTCATCATGATAACGGACATTGACCTTCATCGTAAGACGGGTTGGAAGCTCCGGATCATTAGGAACACGTTCCTTGATGTTGAAGCCATATTCCTTAAGCTGCTTTGCAATCTCTGGAGTCAATTCGATGTTGAAATTACGATTGCCTTCATTGTTGTAAACGCCCTTTGCTCCGGAGAAATTCTTCCAAAGAAGCGGAACGTTCTTGATCGCAACTCCGCTACGATCTGGATCGAACTTGACGAGCTCTTCGATTTCAGTGTTTGCCATTTTTGTTTTTCCTTTCAATATCATTAATTTGCTTAAAGATAATCACATTGCATACAGTGACTATCGCTACTATTATTAGTATGAATAAAATGCGATCGATCATTGGACGCCCATGCTGGCACGGAGCAGTTCATTCAGTTGATGGCTCTTACCGGTTTGGTAACCAATATAGAACACAGCGGCTGCCCCAAAAAGAATCACTTCCGGATGATCCGAAATATACTCATGAACTGCGGTCTTTCCATTCTTAACCATTTCATTGGCATTGATGGTTTCATTGTTTTCCATTTTGTTCTCCTTTTGCTTAAACAGATTTTTACGAACCGGAATGTTTACTTCGAATTTCATTTTGTTTCCTTAATTTCCATACGATTATAAGCATGAAGTGTGATATCATCGATCTTGTTAATCGGTCCGGAAATTCGGACAAGTTTTTGGCAGCCAGTACACATAAGGATCGCTCCGTATGCTTTTTCACCATCGGAATTCTCGAATAAATAATTCGAGATAAAATTCACAGGTGCCTGGCAATCGCAATCCAGAATATCATCGATGAGTTCGCTGTATTCATCAACTTCTGGAGATTCGTTTTCCATGATTATCCTTTCAATTAAAGAATAAGGATCCATGTTTCCATGAATCCAAAAATATAATGAAAGAATTCAGCAATCGGCCCAACGAAAACCTAATTGCGGTAGGTGTGGAAACGTCCACACGCCTTCGTGTCTTACCTTTTTATTATCCTTTCATTATAAGCTATGTTTTTATTGCGAGGAAAACCAACTAATAAAAATCGTAGCGATTATAAAGGCTACGAAACAAATAGTATCATTTAGTGTCATTGAATAATCTCTCCATTTGATTCGTTCGAAATAATAAACTCCTAACGATATAAAGTAATATTCTATTGTGAACAAACGTATTCAATAACGAATATGCATATTACTAAAATCACAGAACAAATAATATCGCTTATTGTTGATTCGCAATTGCAAAGCCATAATACAACAATTACGAAGATTAGTAATGCAATCCCGACAATAAAACTATTTAACACCATTGAACAGTCTCTCCATCGTTTTGTTTGATTCAGGATTTGGTGAAATATAAGGTTCATCAGAAACAAACCATCCATAGTCACCACGTTCGTTGATCGCCCCAATTGCATCATCGGCAAGTTTTTCATAATATGACATGTCGATTTCATTATTGAGATTACGATCACGTACTATTGATGCTTCTTTCCACCGATAGCCTTTTGCTCCAGTGGCACTTGAATATCCTCCTTTACCATCGCTTCTGACAAGTTCTCCACCACCGGAACCACTTTTGACTGGAATAAATGCGCCAACTTTTCCAACGAATGAGTAATTATGCTCATCCGCTGGTAGATCCTCATTGAAGTCGAGATATAGTGATGTCTGTACACTTTTAGTCTCCGATAGATCTGATAGGCTGATTGGCTCTCCTGAAAATAAGGTCTTGAATACATAAGGAACCTGGAACTGCAACCCTGTAGCGGTCCATTCACCAGCATGTTCACCCCATGCGGAATGAGCAATATACGTGGATTTATTGACAATGCAAAGCTTGTCATAGGTTGCTTCATGCTCGAAGGTGTATCCATACTTATGCCCAAAATCAGTCACCCAGTTGATGATATAATCATCAGCATCTGCGATCTTAATTGAATCTGTCTTGATGTGAACTACTGTATAACCCATCTCCTGGACTTTATGCTTCAGCGTGATCATGAATAATGCACCACGCTTGGCAACTTTGTTGTCCTTGTTTCGATCTCCAGGACCGGCTGCGACATCATTGAACCTTGTCGGAAAATGAGCAGAAGTCAGACCATAAACCGAATTGATAGGAATCTTCAATGCCGTCGATAGAATTTTCTGGTTCTCACGAAGTTCTGCATCCGTGAATTTGTTGTCCAGAAGCTTCTCGGCGGTTTCGAAATCTCCATGTTTTATGGCGATACGCGTGTCTAGAATATCCTTGTATCGTTTCGTATATGGTCCGAACATGTTCATTGCAATGATCGAATGTGGATGCATCGAAGCAATATCCAACAATGCGACATTACCGAACATGCCACCTAGCATTGGTTTGTCAGTCATGATTTACTCGATACTCCTCCGAAAGTTCATCGAGTGCGTGAGCTAATGAGGGCCATACTCTTCGGACCCTGTCTTTCACGCATCTGTGATAATCCGGGCATATACCTTCGATCGACCATGCCAGAACGACATCTTCAACCGATTTTTTTAAAGCCTTTTTACTCATTTGTCATCTCCGAAAAATAGAGCAATGGCGAGAAATATCACGATAATAGCAATACCGATCAATGTCTCGCCATTGAAGTTTTCAAACATCTCTTCAATCATACAGCCACAGGAGCCTTGATCGCGGGATGGCACTTGTAGTCTTCCAGATGGAAGTCTTCAAGCTTGTAGCTGAAAATATCCTTTGCTTTATCGATATACATCTTCGGGAAAGGATATGGTTTGTTGTGCAATTGGGTACTCACTGCCATGAGATGATTGTCATAAATATGAACATCACCACCGACCCAATGAAGAAATCCAGGATTTAGATCTGTCTGTTGTGCCATCATCATGGTCAGCAAGGAATATGATGCGATGTTGAAGGGAAGACCTAGGAACGCATCGGCCGAACGCTGATAGACCTGGCAATCCAAACAGCTACGACTATGTTCATCGCGAACATAGAATTGGAACAAAGTATGGCATGGAGGAAGAGCCATATCCGGAATCTGAGAAGGATTCCAGGCGCTTACAATGATCCTGCGAGAATATGGATCGTTCTTGATCAAATCGATTGCATTCTGGATCTGATCAATATGATCGCCATTCCAATCACGCCATTGCTTACCATAGATCGGTCCAAGATCACCATTCTCATCAGCCCACTCATCCCAAATATGAACGCCATTGTCGTTCAGGTATTTGATGTTGGTATCACCATTGAGGAACCACAGAAGTTCTGCGATAATACCCTTCAAATATACTTTCTTTGTCGTAATGAGTGGGAAATGAGCATCAAGATTGTATTGCAGCTCGGCTGAAAATATACTGGAAGTTCCGACACCAGTTCGATCCTTACGATTCTTACCATGGATAATTATATTTTCAAGTAAGGTTTCGTATTGATCATTTACATAATGCAAATCTTTACCGATTGCAATTCCATTGCTAATATCAGTCATGATTAACTCCTTTTTATCTATTAGATGAAAAATGGTGCGCTATCGTCTTGAAGATAACTGCTAACCGCAGCGGTATTCGAATTCGCCAGATACGTTACTTCGTAAATACGATCATCGCTTGGTTCATCTGTTACGACAAACGCATAGTAATTCCCATGAATATATCCACTCGATTTGATGGATAGATTGTAATCTCTTTTCTGTTTTAAATATCCCTTCTTATCGATATAGCGACGAACCGCATATTCGACTACCTGATAATTCATTGTTCCTCCCATGGATGTTTAATATTCATATAATCCTGATCGACATCGCCATTCTCCATGCCATACACAAATACGTAACCGCCTTCCGACGGGTACTCGCCCATATACTTGGACTTTTGATCCTTTGATGCATACGGATCAAATGTATAGCCAGGAAATAGTTCGGCAAGATCTGGATAATTAAACTTACTTTGTGGATGACGTTCGTCACCGAATATGATCTTGGCTGTATGCGTATTGTTGGTATCGTTTACTGTAAGACCTGAAAGCTGAGCCAGAATCTTACGAGCTTCGAAATCACCACTTAGATGATTGAAGACCGCTTTTGTAGCTCGAACATCATCCTTACAATATGATTCCACCAATGGCCATTGCTCTTTTGGAATATCTGAATTCCAATCCATACCAAGTTCATGATGATCAATTCCCAATTCAATCTCCCATTTCTTAAGAGATTGCTTCTTTGATGAGAAATCGTAGATATCCGCATATGAGATGTTGTATGCCTGACCGAATAATGCATCTTTCTGACCAGATACGATACGTTTCGACAGATCATACAATTGGGCATTACTGTAATTAAGAAATCCCCATGCATAGAGAATATGATTGTCATACTTACGGTTATTGAATCCTACAAGATTCTGTTCCATAAGCGTGATAACGGATTCCCTAGGTGGATTGATCCATGATCTGACAATATCGGAATCACTATCCATAAAGCAGATCATGAAGAGATTGGGGAACACCTCGACATCGTAAAATATGATTTTATCCGTGTTTGATGGATTCAATCCCTCTGGCATTTTTTCAGATTGGAATTTCATATTCGTCACCACAGTCAGGCAATAATCTGCCCAATGTGTTGATCCCATGGCGAAGTGCATGACCTTTTGTTGGAGATCTCTGACATCATAAACCAAGCCTTGCTCATATGCCTCATCGAGTACCTTTGCAATGAAATCAATACTTGGTTTGGTTCCAGGTTGGTACTTTTTGAGAAGAGCATTCTTTATGATGTTCCTCAGATGTCTTTCATCCTGAATCTCCTGTTGATTGATCAAGGTCTTTTCTCCTTTCAACGGAAGTCCTGAGGAAATATGGGCCACTTCGAGATCATTACATCTGGATAACTGTCGTCTCAAAGACGATTTGCCCTTGTAAACTTTGATCTCAATATGAGTACTGTAAAGATTCTTCAATCTAGATACATCACCATCATAAATATAATGGAGATGCAGACCGTTTCCGGACTTTGACACTTCAGTATATGTAGGAGGAAACTCAGAAGCTGCTTTGATATTCGCTTCCAGATTCTTCTCTCCATCATCACCTCGTACATCAAAGTCGAGAACAATATGATTCTCAGGTACTCTGACCCAATGAAGTTTCTTGGTATCAATATCTTTCAATGTGGTTTTTACATTGTCCCATGCCTCCTTTGGAGCTCCGGATTCATCGTTTCTGGCATATTGAGCTTGATAATCTGCAGCAAGTTTATCGAACTCAGAAATATCAGTATCCAAACGGATCCAGCTAGTCGGTGTTTCAACCTTTGTCTTTTTCGATGTGAACTTGTCGTATTTGAATCCCTGGAATGTGACATTACTTCCATGTCGTTCCATTGTATCAAAATATGTCTGAAGTTCATACATGAAGTCGGAACGTTTAAGCATTACATTGACTTTGAAGTCATCCGCCCATGCTTTATACGTTCTCCACAACATCGCGAGACTTAGTGGATCATTGGTATCGAATATCTCGAATTCATCCTGAATGAAATTATACACATCATTCGTTCGAGCAATCATGTCAGTTGGAATATATCCATCATAATATGATCGACCGAGATTCCGATAAATCTTCAGACAATGATCGGCAATCGCCCCAAGCTCGAATTTGATTCCATCAAGATCTTTGAAATATTTATCCGGCTTTATTTTCTTACCAGTCGGATGAATATCAATCAATCGTCGAATCAAACCAGATTTCGAGTCGGTTACTTTTACCGGATGATTCGTAGCCATGAATAACATGGTGCGAAGCTCGATCGGATACTGTTTGACACCTTTCTCATTCACCTGTATGGTTTCGTGAGATACTATCTGGTTGAGAATCGTGTTGTTCCATAGACGTGACAAATCACCATCATGTTGAATCGCCACCAATGGAGCATTTCGGAATGCAGCTGTTGCGAACTGATATCCTTTACCGAGATCTTCAGCTGAGAAATATGCGATGTATCCAGGAAATAGTTCTTCAATGATGTTCAAAATCGTCGATTTACCAGTTCCAGGATCACCATAGATCACGAACATCTTTTGGATCTTCTGAATATCATGACCATCAATCATGGCTCCGATACCCCACTCTAGTTTTTGTCTCTCAGCTGGAGCATAGAGTGTCGACATAAGTTCCTCATAACAAGGACACTTACCTGGTTTGATTGAATAATCAAGTTTCAGTGTCGCATAATCTTCACGCTCTGGAACCTGATCAGAAAATATCATCTTCTGATTCAGGGTTCCAGGACTATTATCAAGGTTTCTCAGGAAACCCAAATATCGATTCCAACATCCATTGCTTCCATCATTCATGAACATCGGTGCAACAACAGCACCATCTTTAGATTCATAGGAATCATAGAAGTTCTGAATATCATTGTCGATCAGTTTACTGAGTGTTTCACGTTTCTGAGACCACAGATGAGTTGAAGGATCATAGACAGCGTAGAACTCGCCTCCTTTTACCAACAAATCATGAAACCCTCGGACCTTCGGATCTGCATAGATTTGTTCATGGCCTTTGGTCGTAGGCTTCACACGAATCTTTACCTGATCCAAGGTTACTCCTTTCACTCAGAAATATGATTCTCAGTAATCCAGTATTGCATCTGCCACCATAGTTCGATCGTTCTAAGATCACACGGAGGTTTCTTCATAGGAAACAATCCACCATGTTCACCATTGTAATCATAGTCATGATTCAATGTCACACGAATATGGTTTCCGATCGCTTCGTCATACTCATCGATATCTTTATCAATGAAATATGAAAGTCCCATGTTCTCAATGAACATTGCATACCATTCTGAAATATCATGAACGTATCCGCATGTTTCCTCACAACGAGATGCTAGTGCGATCAATGCTTCAAAAACAGACGCATTCGGAGAATCATCGCTTGGCTTGACTCCATGAGAATCAAAATATGTTTGTCGCATGTACAATCCATCGGAATTTCTGTTCTCATCCATACGAATTGGTGAATAGAAATAATGTTGATGAATTGCCCAGTCTAGAACTGGATCGAAATGAACCAGACTTTCAAGCCACTGAAAATATGATTCATCCTTATTGTAATTATTAACGCTTGTTCCTTCCACGAGTCTCCTCCATATCATCGGCTAGTTCCTTGTTAAACTTACGAGGGACTACTCGACTATCTTCATCGGGAATTCCAAGAACTTCATTCTGGAATGATCCGGTATGTCTTGTAACAATATAATCGGTTTCGAGTTTATCATTGCGACAGTATACGACATTTGGATCAGACGACATCGAATTCTTTCCAAAATGATTCAGAACAGTTAGATCTATTAAATGAGATGGATTTGGAACAATATCTCTGCCAAGTGCGAGAATATCATCCACTTCATAATAGTCGAGTTCTTCAGTATCAAGGAATTCGGGCATGTCATGATGCTCTTGTTCGCTGATCTGATACATCGGTTCTTTTTCATCAATTGAATTGATGAATCGTTCTTCCTTGATATTCATCAGAATGGAGTTCTCAATATCGGGATCCCCACCTGCATTATCATACTCAGCTTGTTCATCATCAGTCAATGGTCCATCCCATCGCTTATTGCCATCATTGATGACATACCTACCGAAAAATCGTTTAGTCATCGCAAATTCTTTCTCTGACGGCTCTTCTGCATCATCAGAATGAAGTCCGCGTTCAGACTCAGACGATCGATCAGTCTCATAATCATCCGAATAATTCTCATCAGTCGATTGAGTTTCTTCGAATTTCTTTTCATAATATTCCTTATCTCTGTTGATGGCATCGGGATCCCCCTGATCCGCGACCAACTGATTATTCTGTTTCAGTTCTTCCTTTACGGCATCAAGCTGGGACTCGTAAAAATCGAGTTCTTTATCCATTCGAGCCGTACTCTTTTTCGTGGATTCCGAAAGGGAATCATACGAATTCTGAATCTTTTCGATCTTCGAGAGAAGCTCACGTTTGCGAGACTCTAGTTCATTAATCGAATCATTTAGCTTGTTCAACGGAACATATTGACGATACACCAAATATGCTCCAACACCGGTGATTGCAGCTCCAGATAAAGCTCCAATCGAAAGCATAATCAGATCGTGCTTGTCCATGATAACCTTTCTAAAAATAAAAGGGTCATGCATTCTTGTGAACACATGACCCTTGAAATATATCAGATATGATCGTAAATAACGGAAGAGCCATCAAGATTGAAATTCAGTTTGATGCCCATCTTTCCGTCCCATGCACAATCGTTTACCGAATCCCAAGCCTGACCGGAATCGTCAATGACACCAAAATCAACATAGGCGTCCTGATGATTAGCATCATACAGCCATCCGACAACACGGCTTGCTGGAGTCTGAGTGATGCCCAACCAATCATAAATATCGCTTAGGAACAAATATCCATGAGCGTAAAGATAATCGTTCGCCTGGGATGCGACTGCCTCCAAATGAGCGACATTCAGTTCAGGATTATTTTTGCACCAGAATGGAGAGAATTCATCGAAGAATGCCTGGGAGAAATCTGTCATATGATTGTCGACAGTCTTCTTCTTTTCGACAACCTTACCTTTCTCATCCTTTACTTCCTCAGTCACGATCTCATTATAGAATTCACGATCCTTTTCGGCACCATACTCGTCACGAACATGAGCACGATAATCCATGAACTTGTTCGAGACAGCTGCGAATGCCGCACTCAGAGCAGCATTACGCTTCGACATAATATTATGAGCCGAGAGAATGCAGGTGATGCTCAGACCAGTCAGAATAACGGTCGGCATATAGAGACGTGCAAAGGAAATCGCGCTCTTCATATACACAACGGTCTTGTCTGAACGTTGCTTTTCGACGGGATATGTAAGAGTATCATCATTTTCGACAGCCTGTTTAGCCATCTCAATCTTATTCATGTTCGCCTTATGTGTATCCAGAATGGAATCACAATGAAGCGTCGAGTTAACTGCAGTGGCAGTGGCACCGATGCCAGCTACAATGCCAACAGCGGTCAGGATTTCGGGAGAGTACTTCTTGGTGACGAGGATTACTCGATTGATTCCAAGAACCATTTGCTGTTTGATGCCCATTTTAAATATATCTCCTTAGTTGAGCGTCTTTAATTCTGCCGAACCATATTTGGTCGTTTTAAATTCAAGGATCTGTCCATCATAGGTAAGAATAACCAAAGATCTTGGAAGATTCTTCGGATCATAAACACGAAAGCGATACTCTCTTGCTTTTGGAACAAGTTCCGGAAAATATGATGCGAATCGATCCTTCCAAATCTTTAGAAGACCCTCTTCAGTTTTGTCCTCATATGTTTCCGCAAGAAAATCATATGCACCTGGTATTGTCGATGCTTTGGTATCAGTAATCATCCTTCTGGATGCTCCTTCCGGTATTTGCGAGCACTCTGCAATCGCATGAGAACTGCAAATACCTGCTTATCTGACATGTGATTTACTTTATGAGCCCAGCTGGGTGCGCTATAGAATTTAGTCAACTCGGCTCGGGCTTGTTCTGCGCTTACCATCATACCTCCTCAGTCGGCGGAAGTTCCATCAGCCATCCTTCTCGGATCTGACGGATCTGGGCACGTGCCATCGATCGCCATCCCCACTTTTCATCAGTAAATGTCGCTTGGGATCCTTTACCGATTGCGTGCAGAAAATCGCCAACAGTGGCTTGTCCCTTACGTTCAATCAGTTCTGTCAAATATGTCAGAACATCATCGGCTTGATCCCGAGACGGAGCAATGAAATTACTGAACTCGTGAGTATCGCGTTCACGTTGAGTAAGTTCGCGAAATCCGCGCTGCGACGATTGACGATTGCTGTAGTATTGACCATAGCTTGTGAATTCACGACGACTCGAACGTGCTCCACGTGTCGGTGCATCGTTTCCATAAATAAGACGGTCCATACCTTTGGTAACAATATCATGCAGAAGATCCTTGCCGGTTGGGATGATGACATCATAAACGATGCACGTCATCACATCCTTGACATCTCCACCCAGAAATGTCTCCGCAACCTTCTGGGCTTTGTTCTTCTTTTTTTCAACGAAATTGTTACCAATCACTTTTCGATCTTCAGTTGAATCTTCAAGACCAAGAGCTTTACGGGAAATATCGATGTCTTTATTTTCAGACATTGTAAAACCTTTCGGAATAGTTCATGAAAAACTCCAAATGAGGAGCCATGACCGAAATATGATCACAGCTCCTCGTATTAAGCGATGAAAATATCGCGAATCACTTCTGGAACGGATTGTAAGTCTTGGAATCCGATTCCTTGACCAGACCAAAGACAGCATCAAGAGTCTTGCTGTGATCCTCGTCCTTCGGCATGATCTTCTCAAGAACCGCTCGGTTCGGCATAACGGAACGCATAAAGTTCATGATCGCATCTTCAGAAGCAGCGAGCTCAATGAACAGAACGTCCCAACCATCGGATTCGAAGAAATATTTCTTTTCATCTTCAGTCATCGGGCGGAATTCGGTAAATCCGCTATCCTTATGAACCGGGAAGCCAATCGACATGTCGACAAAGCTCTTAAGAATATACATGAGATCTTCCGTGGAAGAATTCGGAGAGAAATTCTGCATCTTCTTCATAAGATCTTCATTGTTGATGATGTCAAGCAGTTGATTGATCGAGAGACGGAAAATAAGATCGTAGGAAACGTTACGACCGTCAAGATCCTGATACTGAATAGTAGTCTTGTATGCCATTGTAATTATCCTTTCAATATTTATTAACTATTCTTGCGGAAGAAACGGAGTACGATCCATACCAACCACAAGCCACCTGTAAGACCAATCATTAAAAGGTCAAACAGAAAATTCATGATACCATAATGTTTCATTATAAGCTCCTTAAAATAAGAGCCCATGTAATGAACATGAGCTCTTAGATTTTTCAATCTTCGTTCGATTCTTCCGAGTCGATGGATTCGTTATCTTCAGCAACTTCAGCTTTTGGAATATCCTTCGACTTCTGTTTGGTCATCTTCTCTTTAACGATATCGGATACACGAACCTTGACAATGGTTTCTGCAATAACACTTACTGCAAGAGCACCAAGTCCAAGGACCGCGTTTCCGGCATTCGCTCCGAGAGCGATGTCCTCCAGAGTTTTGGTCTTTCCAAGAGCTTTCGCTGCAATAGAAAATACATTTGCCATAATAACTCCTTATAATAAAACGTATGGTTTCATTATAAGCAATGTTTTTACTGCGACATCAACTCTGCGAATTCACTCCAGAAAATATCAGTATTTTCGTAGTGTGTCGGGGAAGGGAGGGTTTCGAAAGTTCATTACGATATTCGGATTGCCATTTTCATCGAGACGAGACGAGAACGTGATATCGATCATGGTATCATAGTCCCATCCAAGTTCCTCTCCGATCTGAGCCGGAGGTAAACCAATCTCATCGTAGAACTCATTGAGAGAGCACCATCCTTCGGACAGGATCTTTTTGTTCTTACGATTCTGAGCGGCCTCGATCTTGTTCATGTCCGATGCGAACTTTCGATCGGTCAAGCTGTCATAGCAAATATAAGGTCCAGTTCCGAAGACCGTTGGATTTTTTCCATCGATCTTTTTGATCTGTTCGTCAGCGACTTTGTCGTCGATTTCCTTTGCCTTCTTTGGACCAACAGTTTCCTCGACCTTTTCTCGATAGGTTCGTGCTGCCTCCTGGGCAAGAGCGAGTGCTCCAGCATATGCGGCAGTTCGTCCAGCAGATATACGATTCGATGCCACAAGGCACATGATCGTTGCGCTTGAGATCAGGATCGTCGGAATATAGATCGGAACGACCAGCTTGGTCTTTTCCTTCGGGGTAAGCACCCTATCGGTTTCATACGTCTTCGCTCGAAGAACCTTATCTGCCTCTAGCGAATTCTTACCGGATACGATCGCCACTCCGACTACTCCGACACATCCCAGAGCCGTAAGAATATTCGAACCGTTTTCAGAAATGAACTTTTTGATCGAATGAGGGATTTCCATGATTACTCCTTAGACAAAATATAGGTCCCATGTTTCCATGAGACCTATAGGTTTTGACTGATTATTCAGTCCTCGGTAATTTCGTTAACGTTGGTATCGTTCACATCTGCGGAATCGTCATCATCAGATACCAATTCAGCAGAGGCCTGAATCAATGCGATAGTTGCAATGCAACCCAGCACGATTCCGCCACAAATGAAATCGGTCTTATGATCTTTGACGAATTTCTTAGCAGATTCAAACTTTTCCTTCATGATAACTCCTTTGTGAGAGGTTTGAATATCTTTCATTATGTGCCATGTTTTTATTGCGATTTCAAACAATGTCCTGTGCCTTGTAAGGCAAGAGAATATCATGTGTTCGGAATGTTGTCGAATCACTTACCGGAACATCAGTTTGAAGATATGATTTTCCATTTCTGGAAATATAATGGAAACATTTGTGGTTTCCATTATAGGTAAACATAGCTCTGGATGTATTATGTTCATTATCAAAGTCTGGATCGAGTGCCGATCCTATGCGAATATGATTCGATTCGAGATCGTTCATAGCTATTGACCCTCGCCACATGATCGTCGAACTAACCGGATTCGTATAATATACGATTATATTCTTTTCAGTCAATATGATTTCATAAGTACATTCAGATGATCCATCATCACAATGATTATCATGATAAATCTGGGAATATACACCATAAATCGATTGGGCTGGAACCTCAGACTTTTTTACTTTGGGCAGAATACATGCAATCCAGAGAAATATAAGTACAAGTACTAATGTTAGAATCTTTTTAATTAATTTATGATTTTTATTCAATTGGCGTTCCTTTCACATCAGCTCTGCATTCCTCAAGTCCATATGCGTCTTCATATGCATGGAATTTATATGAGAATGAACTAAGAGCAGCATAAAGATATGGTGCATATAAAGCAATCCAGTCTATATAATCGATCCATAGAATATGCTTTGCTTTTAATCGGTCGAATTCTCGAACAATGTCCTCGAATGGCTGGCAATAATCGAACATTTCGATTGGTATCAATCCATCTTTGTAATCAAAATATACATTGATCGATGTTCGTATGGTATTCATCAATTCCGGAAAACATACATCAAGAACCCATCGTTTCTGAGGTTCCATCAGATATCCGATTCTCATCATACGAAAATCTTCATTGTTATTTATACAATCATCGCAGAATTCATCATATATATCCCAATCAAGAACAGTCCTAGGCACAAAAATATAATAGATGAGCATCCTAAAAATACGCATGATAACTCCTTTCAAACATCATTGATATTTCTGGATTACATCACAACTGCGTGTATAGTCGCCATTGTCAATGCAAACCCAATCGATATCTCCAGTTTTGATATGTTCGACTTTATTTACATTATCATTTGTATCAAGACTAAAGGCAATCATCGTACCCAATCCCATTAACAACATTCCGGCAAGAAACCATGATAAACATGCCCAGATTTTCATTCTACTTCTCCTTCTATTATTTGACGTATTGCGACATGCTCTTTCTCATCGAGTTCTTCGAGCATTCGTGGATCATCCAATCGTATCATTATATCAATATCGCCATACATTGTTTGATGGGCTTTTATAACGGTTCCATTTATCATTTCTTGATTCCATTCATTTGTATGGATCGAATTATACCATTTGCGATCATTGACGGGTTTTTATTGGAATTATAAATACTTCTATCTATGACACATTTGTAAATATCCTTGTTTATACCATTTATATCATGGTTTCTAAGTTCTGCAAAATCCTCTCGATCAGATTCGATTCGTCTATCGACTTCTTTCGGATCATCTCCTCGTGCAAGAGCACGAAGTTTACAAAGATCCTCAGGCGCATCCAAGAATACACCGAATACCGATTCTCCAATATCGGGAGCCAAATATTCAAACGATGATGGATCCAGTATCGTAACCGTATCGCGATCCTGCTGGAATTCCTTCATCGAGATTCCGTATCGCCAGATTCCGAATTTCGTAGAATATACACGAATCGCCCGAACATCATCCCAAATAACAGCGGATTTGAATCCTTCATTATCCGTGAAAAAATATTCGTCATCAGGTTCGTTAGGTCTTTTCGGTCGTGTCGTTATGGCTCTGGTTTTGACAAAACCATTTTTCACCAATTCATTGGCGATTGTTGTCTTCCCCGATCCCATTGGACCTATCAGGAAAATATCAGTTTTCATGATCTACTCCTTTGTATTTTCCGGTCAATGTATAACTGAACTCCTTGTCCGAACGATAGTTCGTGACCTTGAAGTCGCAGACCATTCCATTATCTAAATATACGATCACATTATTATATGCTCTAAGATGATAATGAGAATGTTGCTTCCAAAATCCTGGAAATATCTCTTCAAAACAACGGATGACCCTATAAGTCTGCATTTGGTTCCTTATACAAAATATAGGTCCCATGTTTCCATGAGACCTATGGATTAAACGATTGTCAGTAAATATGATCAGGCTTTAGGTTTCGGAATGAATCCTAGAACTTTGGATGTAATCACATGTGATTCCTCAAATCCAAGCATGACGATGATTCCGAGCAAAGTGGTTCCAGCCGCAATCGACTTTACAATCGTGTCGTGCCTATCCGAGTTATAATCTCGTTTGGCTTCGACAAGAGTCTTAATGTCACTTACCAACTTTCCACGTGCTTCGGAATCATCGTCAAGCGTATACAATTGAGAAATCAGCAACGTGATGTCATCATCAAAATTCTGATTTATATCATTGCGATTGTCCTTATTGTTCTTGAACATATTGCTCCTTTCAAATGATTTCATTATATGCCATGAATATATCGCGACAAAAATAAAAGCCCATGTAGTTTACAATAATTACATGGGCTTTTATTAGTTCTTGTTATTCTTCAGCTCAGTGAAGGTGTCAACAATACGTTGAAATTCTTCATAGTCGAGAGGATTGAGAACGTCGTTCTCCTTGATCCATTTGATGGCTTCATCGATATGATCAGCATCCGGTACCGTGATCGCGATTTTTGCGGGATCGAGTACGTATGTCAGAGAATCTGCACAATCTGTAATATTGTTATCAAGATTCCTGATTTCACGAATCGCGAATACAAAATATGCGATCCAAATACCAGTTGTTACCGTTGCGGTGATTCCAATAATATGGTCCTGGCAGAACTTGCTGACGTTCCTCTTTACTTCATCGAACTTCTTCATGATTAACTCCTTTGTAAGAGGTTTCGAATAGTTTCATTATATGCAATGATTTTAATGCGAAAATAAAGAGGATTAAAATATCATTCCGCCTTGATCCATTTGGCATCATTCTCTTTGATCCATTTGATAACGTCATCGATATTAACATTATCCGGTACTGTAATTCTGATTTTGTCAGGATCGATTTCGTATGTTGAAGAACCGGTACTGCTTATATCAGTATCTGTATCTTTGTAAGAATTCTTAATATCGTGAATCGTCCATGCAAAATAGGTAATCCAAATACCAGCCGCTGCTGTTGCGGTGATTCCAAGAATATGTTCCTGGCAGAATTTATTTAAATTTTTCTTTAATTCGTTGAATTTCTTCATGATAACTCCTTTATAGTTTCATTAAGTCGATTTTAATTACCAACGTAAAATAGGGGAGTTGGTCACATGACTTTCAATAGCCTGCTTCTCTTTTATTGAGATGTGGCGAACTGTGATAGAATTGCAACCAGCACAATGTGTTCTAGTAATTGAACATTTAGGTGCGATCATCTTTACATCCTTGATGAAACGTTCTATGGCATCTTCGTCGAAGCTAAACAGTACAATTTCTTCAGTATGCAGGTTATTCATGAAATTGGAAATTAGCTGAACAATGTCGAACATGATTAACTCCTTTATAAGAGGTTTCGAATAGTTTCATTATATGCAATGATTTTAATGTGAAAGAAATAAGAAGCCATGTAAATATGGCTTCTTATAATCTTATAGAAGTGAGTAACCTACGTGATAACCCCACAAGATCAATGCTATCATTCCAACAGCCATAAACACTCGGATGATTTTGGCTCCGATTGTAATACGATCCTTCAAAGCTACGAATGTATCTTTGATGAAAATATACACAGCCGGGATAAAGATCGTTCCGAGTGTAAATATAACTGCCGAACAAATAACATAATAAATATATGCGGTTTCCATGATTTATCCTTTCTATTCATTATGTTCAATGTTTTGATCGCGAAAAAATAAACCCAATGTGCAATCTCCGTGGTGCTACAATTGGGCTAAAAAGTGTGCCGGGGTTCGAACCCGGAATCAGACGACCTATTACTAGGTCTTGACTTACAATTTCCTTTGTGTGATTATGTCTGCTTAACACATGCTTTTCATTATAGGCTATGATTATAATGCGAGGAAAAATAAAGAACCCATGTATTGAACACGAGTCCTTTATCAAATTTTACTTATTATCCAGATTCTTCTGGTACTGGTTCGCACTGACTCCCAGAATGACTCCAAGGAACACATCAAATGCAGCCACGGTAGCCGCAATCGGAACCGTAGCATCCCAATTCCAAATGGAACCAAGAGCCAGAATAAGAGTATTCAGAGCGGGCAGAATATACTGAACGATCCACTTCAGGATATCATAGCCCTTGTCGGTCATACCGAAGAGTCCACGAATATCCGGAGTCTCATCCTTATCGTTCTCGAAATCGTTATCAGTCATTTTCTTCCTTTCATTTCGGGTTCGGTCAAAGGGAGGTTCTCTACTTCTCTCATGACCTTTCTCGCCATCCCATTGCCCCCAACACGTTCGTAGGGTTCATATAAGTATTTAACAAAGTCTTCATATTCATCTTTTGTAACCCATCCTCGCTCGAGATATGTATTACCGATAAATACGATTCTATCGTGGGCAAGCCCCTTCAGGAGATCAACGAATGCGCTATTCGCATCGTTCTTGGCATTCTTACGATCTCGTCTCGATTGCAGATATGCCCAGAATCCTGAAGAGGCTAACACACTACCGACAATGGTGATGATGGTTATCATTAATTCATGATCCACCAAGTCCATTGTCCTCCTACGCCATGTCGTTCACAAGCTTGGTAAGAGTAGTCCGCATCTTTGCACGAAGCTCAGGAGTCGCAGAGGACCAAATATCCTTTACGCTCTTCTGATACGATTCGAACTTCTCTTCCGGAGATTTGTCATGTTCGGACTTATCATGACGCCACGTATCGCGTTCATGATAATCGTCCATCATACCACGAATGTCATGACGAATATACGGACGAGCCATACCTTCGGCAATGGTACCGTAATACAGCGCCTGATGTCGATAATTGATGGCCTCATCTATATCCTTGATCATGTCGATGATTTCACCCAGCTCGTGAACATCAGCGCCATAATTGATATTGCGGGTATAATCATCCGCAACTTCCATGAGACGGCACTTCATATCGCAAAGCGCTTTGCATCCTTCGTGAGAGCACATTTCACTTCCCATTTTGACCTCCTCAGGCAACTCGCTTGACCCAGAGACCAGAACCAGCGGAAACGGTCACTGGATTGGTTCCGACATTGGTAATCGTGATGGTATCGTACTCTCCGCACGCATTGCGGACGATCGTATCCGCATGAACGTTGTTCTCGACATTGGCTGCCGATGGAGTGGACACCATAAGGGTACCAGGAAGCGTGGAACCGCCGATGGCAATAGCCAGCTGGACTGGAGTGGCTGCCGTTGCGGAGGAAACATTTCCAGTGAAATGAACCTCATAGATTCCAGGAACACGCAGCTTCACAGCAGGCGTGGACTGGCGATGACCTTCCGCCGAAGAGCAGGTGCGAAGTACGGTACTATCAAAGGTAATAGACTGCCCAGTAGTGAGGGTCTGGACCGTAAGATTTGACAGTGCAATCATAATATACCTCCTGAAGTGCTATCAGATAGCGACGTTATTGTTGCAGCAACCGGTATACATGGAAGCAAACGGGTTTGCAACCTGGAATGCCGGAATCGGGCTCGGACGCAGCTGGGAGATCAGATATGCATTCTGCTGGCACTGGGATGCAGACAGATTCAGCTGATTGATCTCCTGGGCCTGATCGGCGATCTTGGACTTGAGATCCTCCATACGATTCGCCACGATCTCATCATGCAGCTGACGATAGTTCGCATTATCGTTCTGAATGATCTGCTGGGTCTGGTTCTGGATCGCATTCTGAATGGCGCAAGTATTCGTCGCCATATCATACTGGATCTGGGCCTGGCCCTGTCGATTCTCGCAGCAGCACTGTGCAAGCTGCGTGGAAAGGGCATTGGTGTTCTGCATGTTTGCGACAGTATCAGCATTGATGGCCTGCTGAGTTGCGTTGAAGCCCTGAAGCAGAGAGGTATTCATGGCATAGAAGCCGTCGCACATACCGCTATTGATGCCGTTGAGCTTGTTCAGCATCGACTGGGTATCGAATCCTCGCTGGAGATCGCCGTTGGATGCCGGAGCTTCGCCGGCGCCATTGCGACCCCAGGCACCATTGCCCCAGCCACCGAAAATGGCGAAGAGAATGATGAGGACCCACCAGCCGTTACCATTTCCGAATCCATCGTTGTTGCGATTTCCATCGGTTACCGCTGCAATATCTGCAAGAGACGGAGTTGCATTCATCATAATATATACTCCTTAGGTTGTTCTGGTCTTTAAATATATGAGGCCCATGGAAAAGACCAGAAGAGTTCCATGGGCCTCAAATCCTATATCACAATCCGAACATTCGCTTCAAAAACGGCGGTGCCGAATTGATGATCTGTTGCGGACTGATGTTGTTCTGCTGACAGAACTGGTTAGCCAACTGCTGACCTGCATTTTTGTCTCCAGACTGCAAAGCCTGAATATACTGCTGGTTTTGTGCATTTGGCTGAACGTTATTCGTCTGCAGGAAGTTAAGAGCGTTCTGGATAGGATTAGCCATTTCAATCACTTCCCAATTTGAGGAGTAGTAGCCTTGTCCATTAGAATATCCTTGATTTCATCGAATTGCTTCTGCAGCCATTCCCTTGAATTGTCGGTAGTGGTCTGCGGTTGGGACTGCTGTTCAAGAACATAAACGCTGGTTGCGATCTTTCCATCGGCAGTCCATGCCTTTCCGATGACCTTGGAATAATCCTTTAGAATAAACAGATGGACCTTGCCATCCATTGGAATATCATTTACCGAAATATCATTCTCGGTATCCACGATCTTTCCGGAAATATCAGACTTCGCAAGAGCATCCGCTGAATTGCTGATGGTCTGAGGTTGCGGATTAAATGTCGGATACGTGGTCGGAGTCTGATATGGCGCATTTGGCTGCATCGGATAGTTTCCGTATTGGAATCCTCCGTACTGCGGCATATATGGATTCTGAATATAACCAGGCATGATCTACTCCTTTGACTATTTGGCTCCATAAGTTCGCAACGTCCTGATTTCAGTAATATTTGCGAGATCGGATATCAAAATGACCTTTGAATGCATGGTATCCATATCGGAAAATATCACGTCAGTTGGCTGATTGTTTTCGAACGTTGCGATTACGCCATTAGTGTAATCGGTCCAGGTTTCTCCGCTTACATCGCGATGATCGAATGTAAGACCAAGGCGAAGCAACTGATAAATAATACTATCCTTAGATGGACGAAGGTCCAACACTGAATTGTCTTGGATAAGTTCGGTATCGTCAGACATTTGTTACTCCTTTATTCTTTTCGATCTTAGTCCAAATATTGGGAGAAAGATCTGGTGTGAATTCATTAGACGAAGTATGTGCCAAGATGCATTTATATAAACTAGAATCAAAACGAACACGATCACCAACTGAGTATTTGTGATTATCGTAATCCCATTCATCAAATAATGTAATGACTTCGATGGCTTCTTGATCGCTAAGATTCTTAGCTTGAATAGCGGCAAGTTTTGTAATAGTGGCCATTACCGATGTGGGATCGGCAACTATTGTCCAAGCCTGACCAATAGCATCCTTATCTTCAAGAAAATCATAAACCGCTTTAAATCCATCAGGTACCATTTCTGGTGGATCATTCTCAACAATGACTTTTCCCTTTTTAGGATCAGTTACAAGCGTTACGATTCCATCTTTTAGATTTCCATATAGCATAATAATTCCTTTAACAAGACCATGGCAATTTAATGATCTGTACCCAAGTTCGAGATCCAAACTGAGTAGTTGCAGATATACCATGATTAGTTGCATATACAGGCTTTAACCCTATTGAATCTATTGATTTATCGAATGATGGAATCTTGATCAATATAGGTGGTATAGTCCATCGATACCATTGATTAGAATCAGAGCTTAATACTGCCATCAATGGTGGACAAGACTCTACCAATTTTCTCGTTCCATCAACTACCGCATTGCCCTTCCAACCGAAATGTTTAATACCCATATACATATCATAATTGCCGTTTTTGTGAATATCCTGAATACCAGTTAGTAAATACGTTCCTGGTGTCTTTATATTAAAATCTTTTCCAGACTGCGAAATGCCGAATGTAGATGGGTCTGAAGTGATCGGTGCATCGTAAACTGCACAACCAGGAGCGTCGCCATTTACCCAGTCTTGAAGTTTATTGGCCAGAAACAATTCCTGATATGATCCAGAAGTATCAAAATTTTTACGTTTATAAATCGCATACTGAGGATCAATCAGAATATCATTGTATTTGATATCATTTCCAATAAAATTCAAATGGGTTCCAGTGATGTTAACACCATTTGATGGTGCACCGGTTCCGATACCGATTCCTTTTCCATTGTCATTAATATCCAGCAGATAAAACGCAGTACCAACTGACGAATTTGATTGAACTGACAAATTATGCTTATCAGTCAAAACCGCTTTTATACTATAAGTTCTTGTAGTATCTTCAGTCGGGACTATTATGCTATTGGTTCCACTTGATGTATTAACAGTTACTGGAGTGTCGGCCCAAGCATTAGTTCCACTTCTTCGAGATATCACCAATTTGATGGCAACATTACTCGAATCAATAGTTGTATCGACACTCCATTTAACTGTTACTTTAGTATTGGTGCCATCATCGATTCGATTCCCGGATTTATCACAACGATATGCATCAATTGATGCTATGGTCGGTGGCTTGAATGAAAGTTTCCAAACTGCATACAAATTCAGATTGGAATTTCCATTATAAACCTGTCCTGGCTGATAATTTACGCTACCACTGGCTGAGGTCGACCATCCAAGAAATAAATAATTGGCACGAGTTGGTCTGGTATTTGACAATGATATGTTTTCGCCATACCATTTAGTCTGATTTCCTGGCTGCCCGCTTCCACCATTTGGATGATAAGATATGGTGTACGAAGGCTTTCCTGGAACGGACAAAGAACCAACTGCCGACGATGAACCGGCGGCATATCCTGTGATATTGATATAACCGCCGTATCCAACGTTCTGAGCATTATGGCCTTTTGCAACCCATTGATCGCGAGTGATCAGATCCATTGCGCCGTTAGGACCAACACCAATGCTCATTGATCTTGATCCGCTTGACGTCTGACCAGCTACAGATGCTCCATAATTACCATTTAGCTGAGCATAATCCCAACCATTCACTGCTTGAAAATGAGTAACACATCTTATTGTGGCACCATTATTATCCTGATTGAGGATCCATGCGCCAACCCATACTCTCCAGTTGCCAACTATGTTTCCATATACATCGGCCATGAATACTCCTTAGATATGCTGAAGTGTTAAATGACCATTGGAACGATATCTGAATACAAAGTTTCCGATAGTCAAACTGTCATTTACGGTACTATTATTAACAACAAGTTGCTGATTACTAAACCATGCAACTTTGGCATTAGCCTGCATGAAATCAAGTTCAGTATTGGTCAAATGTAATTTGGCCATATTCCCGGCAGTTCCCATATCCATATACGGATTAGTCAGATCGGTACCAAATTCAATATAGGCTTCCCGGTACTTGATTTCATTTCTAACGGTGTCACTCAGATTATCAAGATCATTTTTGTTATGAGTAAGTGTATTATTCGTATCACTGGTATATTTATTGAATGTATCGGAATCGACGGTCTTTCCGAGAGCATCAGCCTGATTCTGCACCGTATTCGTGAGATCGTTTATAGTATCTTCAGGAGCAGCAGTCCATGGAGTCATACTATTTCCAGGTTCGAGCTTCATCTCACGAATGGTCACATTGCCTTTGGCATTGTCCAATCGAACAGCAATTCCTTTTACATTCGGATGATTGGTATTCGAAACATAAACATGTTTTGAATATGTCTGTTCACTGGTTCCAATATTGATATTGGGAACACCGTCACCCATTCCCCATGGATTATCATTCCATTGCGGATGTGCAGTTCCGCCAGCCGTATCCGACTTTATTTTGAACTGAATATTATACATACCAGCTGGGAGATTGCTAAGATTTCCAGCGGCTAAATTGTGCATTGCGACGATTTGATTCGCAGCCCCGCTACCGGTTACGACGGTCGGAACACTCGTTTTGAGGAGAAGGTTCTGTCCGCCGACCGATTGCGAATTCTGGAATGCGATTGTGACTTTGTCATTTGTCTGTGTCAGTTGGGACTGTGTCGCGTAGTTCTTCATATCGGCTTTGGTCTGATATGTCTTCGACACAGTCGTTGTGATACTATCCTTTGCGACCGTGATATCAGATTTCGTAGCCAGACCCGATCCGTCGGAACCCTTGTAATTCTGAACAACACCGAGTGCTACTGATTTTGCTGTTTGGTCGACGTAGGACTTGTTTGCATAAGCAGACATTCCAGATTTAGTCTGATATGTTTCAGCGACAGTAGTTTTAAAACCGTTTAGATTTTGTTCCACGGAAGAAACTCGATTGGATGTCGCGGCGGCCTCGGTGATATCACGGAATGCGACGTCATCCCATAGAATGGTTCCATTGGTTTGGTGCATCACCTCGATTTTGACCGAAGTGATCGAACCATCATCGGGACACTTCCAATCGACATGTGTTTCCGACCATGACGTTGATTTGCTGCATGGAGCTTCAGCAATAAATGATCCGTCAGGTTTTGCCAATCTGAGTTTGTCACTGGACGGATTAACGTTCGACGGGACTGACAAATACCAGACACAGTATCCCGACAGGCGATACGTGCGTCCCTTGGTGACCGGTATCGTGGTGGCTGATCCAGCCATGCCTTTCTCATGAGTCAATGGGCATCGGTAATCTCCGGTGGCCGCATCGCAGACTAGGACATGTTTGCCATGATAGAATGATCCCATAGAAATACGGAATGGGTTCTTAAGTCCCTTCCACCATTCAGTCGATTCAAAACCGCCATCGGTGATGAGGTTGTCACCTGCAAGTGCCGCATCGACAAGGTTAGCAGTCTGACTGATAGTGGCCTTATTTCTGTCAGCGGTACTCTTAGCTTCATTGGCTGTCTTGACGGTCGCATTGAGTGTCTTACCCTGTTCAGTGATCTTGGTCGAGAGACCCGAAGCGGTCTGTTCCACCGTAGTGGCTTTGGACATTGCACCGTTTGCGGTCTTAGAGACTTCAGTGACTTCGGCTTTAATGGAATTAGCTGTTTGGGTAAGAGAACTGTTGGTAGCGTAATCTCCTGCTGGTTGAAGGCCAGTGACATCGACACATACGACGTTAGACACATACCACTGAGTCGGACCATTACTTGCCGACTGATCGATTTGAAAGAACACACATCCTTTTGATTTTCCATTCGGACAGGAGAATCGCCATGTCGCGCCAATCCATCCGTCGCTAAGGTCTGACGTCGATTCAGTTCCACGGAATGTGTCAAAGGAATTTCCACTTGTCTGTGCCGTGTACCAGATGCCGGCATGAAGTGGTTTCTCTCCCTTTAGTCGCTTGATAGTAGCAGTTATCACATATGTGTGACCTGGTACTACCGGGAAACTAGTGGCGTTATTGTGATGATCGCGACTTGCGAGTAGATTCACTCCACTTCCATTCGGGGCAGTGACATCATCAACCCGAGAGCCAATTTGTGGCTTATCAGCATCAAATGTAGGATTAACCCAAAGGTTCGAGCCATGACCATAAGTTTGGCTTACAGTGGTCTTGAACCCGTTGAGATTTGCTTCGAGACTCGTCGCCTTGTCAACAGCACTTTGAGCGGTCTTCGCGTTTGCCGTGATATTCGCACTAAGAGAATCTGAAGTGGCCTTCAGACTCGTCTGGGTTGCATACAGAGCATCGTTCTGCGCTTTAGTATTGTAATTCTTCGACAGATTCAGAGTGACTGCATCTGCGGTCTGCTGAGCTTTCGATGCAGCCGTAACGGCACCATCGGCGGTTCCCTGAGCCTTGGTTACTTCTGCGGAAATAGAATCGGAAGTGGCCTTCAGACTCGCCTTGGTCGCATATATCGTATCAGCCTGGGATTTTGTCTGATAGTTCTTTGTCAGATTTACGGAAATACCATCAGCGGTCTGCTGTGCCTTTGATGCTGCTGTCACGGCACTGTTTGCAGTTGTCTTGACAGACTCGACATTCGCCGTGATTGATTCAGCGGTCTGGGTAAGAGAACTCTTGGTTGCATATGTCTCGGGAATATCGATCTTCAGCTTATCGACATCGCCCTGAGCCTTGTTCGCACTGGATTGTGCGGCATCGGCTGCATTCTTCGCTGTGGCCGCATTGCTGACTGCGGTATTTGCCGTCGATTGGGCCTTACCGGCAGCAGTGTTTGCAGCCGTTGCGGATGCCTGAGCATTGTTCGCAGAAGTCTGTGCCTTGGATGCATCCTCCAATGCCTTGGTGACGTCGGTATCCTGGTTCAACTCCCAGGTATATGTCGCCCCATCGTCAGAACCGAAACGATATGCCTTACCGGTGGATTTGTCATAATAAAGATCGCCGGAATGCTTCTTCTTATCGTCGTTTGTTGTCCAGTCCGAAGCCGGTTTGTTCTCAAGGGTCGGGACACCGGTTCCTCTCCATGATTCGATGGCGTTATCAGCAACGTTCTGGAGAGCGGACAATGCGTCTTTTGTTGCATATGTCTTTGAGACCGAAGCCGTGATGGAATCCGAAGTCTGCTTCAGACTCGACTGGGTCGCATAGATCTTATCGGCATCAGCCTTGGTCTGATACTCGGTCCTCAGAGTCGTACTGATCTGATTAGCCGTCTGCACAGCTGCGGAAGACTGCTTAAGTGAATCAGTTGCCGTCTTGCTTGCTGATTCGGCAGTTGTCTTCGCAGCGGTTGCGGTCTGGGTCGCAGTGGTGCTCTGGGTAAGAGCGGTCTGCGAATCCTTGTATGCGGATGTGGCAGTGGTCGATGCCTCGGTAGCGGTCTGCTTGGCCTCCGTGGAGACACTTAGGGCACTGTCGGACTTCTTGACAGCATTGGTGACTTTCGTCGTCAGTTCGCCGAGCTCGGTGGTGTGCTGTTCGATGACCGCATTAGCTGAATCAAGATCCGATGCGACGTTCTCGGCCTTGGACTGTGCTTCGGCGGCAGCCTGTTTCGCTGCGATGGCCTTTGCATCAACGGCCTTGATGGATTTATCCAGATCGACGGTGGATGCATTGGCTTTGTCGGCCGCCTTCTGGGCTGCGTCTGCTGCGGACTGTGCCTTATTGGCAGATGTCTGGGCAGCTTCAACTGCGGTATCCATTTCGGACTTCACATTTTGAACCTGCTGGGTAAGATCGGTTCTCACCTGATCAGCTTTAGCTGATGCAGCGTCTGCGGCATTGGATACGGCTTCGACCTGTTTGTCGATCTCCGCTGTCTTTTTCTTCAGATCCTCAGTTGCCTTATTTGCAGTATCAGCTACGGCTTTGGCTTCTGTTGCTGTCTTTGATGCTTCAGTGGCTGTGGTTTGGGCCTTATCAGCAGTGTTCTTTGCAGTAGTTGCAGTCGATTGAGCTTTGTTTGCTGTGGTATTAGCGGTATCGGCCGTATTCTTTGCGGTATCTGCTGTATCTTTGGCGACAATTGAATTCGCTTTTGCTTCTTGTGCAGTTTTTGCAGTTTCCTTTGAAGTTTTATCAAGAGCACCAACTGAATCCACCGCTGAATTGATTGTCGAATTAAGAGAACGAAGATACGATGACTGCTGCCCGGTCAATGTATCATATGAAGTACCAAGAGTATATTCGGTATTTTCTGGGTTCTGAAGATCCAATTCAATCGAGGATACCATAAGATATTCATCGACTTTGTGTGGATTGGACCGAACTCGAACGGCTTCACCAACCGCCAAGTGGTGATAGCCTTTCATAAACAAAGCACAATCTACAGCTTTTACATCGATCGAAACTTTTGGCGACATTGATTTGCGAAGAGCAATTATAGCCGCTTTTAGAAGATTTGTCGCATCAAGAATATTGTTCTCGCTATAGTAATATTCTTTATATCCGTATCGAGCAACTGCCGATCTTGAGAAAATAACATCTCCATTTTTTACAATATCAGCATCCTGTTCGGTTGTTCCATTTGGCAATGATGATATATCGATCGGCGGATATGTATTCTTATCGTTTTCATTTTTATTTTCAGGAGTTCCACCAACCGGATAAACAGCAGTATATTGATCTTCAGTTGTTGTGGTTTTTGTGAAATCAGTAATATTTACGCCGAAATCCATGATCTGAGCATTCATTTCATGAACATCGGAATATAGATTAAGAACACGTTGCTCGCCATCATAGGTGAGTGTTAAATATCCACCATAACGGTCTATAAGATTATTAGTTATTGCATCGGCGGTAGATTCATGGGAAGTACTTTCGACATCGATGACGTTCGATTCAGAGAAAGATGATCCTTGATTTACACCGACTATAAATGTTTTATTACTATTTTGAACATGTTGATTATGCTGATCGATCAACCATTGGAAGAATTGATCGATACTTTCAGGTGCTTTAACACCTTTGCTTTTATCGGTTGGTTCAACCGATCCAGTATGATATGAACGGGTACGGGTATCGCCAAGGTAATCGAGTGCAGAAACACATGAAATGGATTTGTAACCATACATGTCCATTTCAATAGAATCCACAACACCTTCGAACAATTTTTCATTGTCATAGTAGACCTTGACGATACCCGATCGTTCTTCTACGACATTATACAATGGGTGTTTTGGAGAAATGGTAAAATCGAGATATGCAGCTGCATTCACATTAGCTGTTAATTTGACATCGGTTACGCATTCCAGATTCTCATAAGGATCATAGATATATGAGTCATTGTAAAATATCGTATACATGATTTATAACCTTACTTCCACGCTCCGCAAGCGTAGATGGAACAAATTGGTTGAATGGCAGCATTCCAGGAATCAACAACTTCAAAGGCCGGCGGTTTCGTCGTAGGAGAATCGTTATTAAACTGAACAATAGTCGATCCACGTCCTGCACGAGACTTATCATGTTGGAAATGGATTGATGTATGAGGCCTGGATTTGAATGCAATCGGATATGCCGAGAAATTATACTGATTAGTTGCATACAAACCAGAGTTAGCTCCGCCCCATACATGAACATCGGATCTGGCAAATTCTTTGGAATCGACTCCACATTCCATTCGTCCAGAATTCCACTTTCGATACCACCATTCGCCACTCTGTCCGGCTTCAACAATATAATCGATGCTCAAAGCATTTGCTAGAATCTTAAAATTAGCATTTATCGTATCTGGCGAAATATAATCGCTTGAATCGATATTTGTCACATTGATTTTTGGAGAATTATTAGCCATTAGAGATCCTTCCATTCATACTGAACATATACATTTGTTTCTGGAACTTCAGCTTTTCGAGTGTCGACTTCATACCAATGCTTTGTCGACATGTCACTCCAACGATAATGGGCTACATCAGACCACTTTTGTGGGTTCCGATGTAATGTATTGTCTAGACGTTGAAGATCATCCCATCTTTTTGTTTTTGCATCATTCCAAGTCATCGGATAAAGTTTGTTTTCGCCAAAATCCTTCCACATAACATTCCAGAAACGATAACTATTGATATAGATTTCGTTCATTCCTTCATGGAATAAGATCTTGTTTAAACGATAGGTTCCGGCACCGATGTCTGTTATGATATTACCGTATCGAATATGGCATGGTTGCTCCGATTCAATCACAGGATGAACTGGTTTTCTACCGCTTTCGAGGCGGAACATCACGCCACCAGTAGCATTAAGACGATATGTCTGTTTGCCTTTTGTCTTGTAAGGATTGGCACTTACTTTTACTGTAAATGTTCCAACGACTCCATGATTCGATGTCATTGTATGTGAATATGATTCAACACTGAAACGACCATGATATGTGTAATCTGGATCCATGGTCATTTTGAAATCATATTCTTTTCCATGCAGGAAATTACTAAGTCGAGTCTTTGCATACTCGTAATCTTCAACATCAAGAGAAACGAATGTGAATTCCATCTCTCGATTGTTATATGCCACATCTCCGGTTAGTGATTCCGTTAGATCGATCACACCATCTCCACCGGGAATATCAACCGTATAGGTTTTAGGTTCCGGTGGAGAAAGAGTGAAACCGTCTAAGAGAAACAACCGGAAACGTATACTAAGGTCCACATCATTAACAATCAAACGATTGTTAGGATAATCCGGATATGTCATTATAAACTTCCTCTACGACGTTGAATACTCATTTGGCGATCCATCGGCTTTGCGATAGTCGAGGCAAGTTTCCTGCCATCGATATAAAGCTCAGTCGGAGGTTGCTTGGTGAGATCGATATTATTTACGTCATCTCTCAGCGAATTGATCGCATCAGTGACTGTCTGGTTACTTGCAATCATGTCAGACTGGTATTGGCGCAGAATATTCTGATCACTCTTGACATCCATTATATTTCGAGCCATTTTAGAACTTACAGACATGCGATAATTACTAGATATCGTATCTATAGAACTTCCAATATTTGAAATATCAATCTTAGGTGTTATGATCGGAGAATATCCAGACATGAAATCAGTATTCATCACAGCCTGATTTGCAGAATCGAGTGCATTTTTAGCCATGTCGGTTCCTGCAATCTTCACAAGATCAGAATATTTCTTCATACCATTGGCCAAACCAATTGCTGACCATCGACCGGTCTTGAAGAATTCACGAGATGGTGAATGAACTCCAAGTGTCCTGTTCGCAGAATCCAATGCCTGCTTTGCAGCTGATACCGCGGCCCTATTTATGATTCCAGAACCATCAGAAAGACCATTTGCGATACCCCGAGCCAAATTCGTACCAGTCGAATAGAAAGATTGATAATATGAATTCAGTGAGGAAACGGCTTGACTTATTGCATTAGATGAACTGCTTCCCAAATTCCGAATCTTAGAAATAAAACTATTCTTAAGTCCATTTCCAAGATTGCTACCGGCTTGCTTGAAAGATCCAACCATTCCATTTATCGTTGAACATGCTGCATTGAGATTCGATTGAGTGGATGTATTTATTCTGGATGTACTACTGGCAACATTATTCGCTGCTGTGGTAAATGCACTAGACAAAGAATTCACAGATACATTTATACTTCCAGTACTTGCAGAAACAGAAGTAGCGATCTGCATAAATGATCCGCCGATATTCGCAGTTGACAGCGACGCATTTATTGATGCACATGCAGTCTGAATCTGAGCAGCTAAAGTCCCAAGCTGCTCACCAATAGTTGTTGTGACATTCGGAATTGTATTGAGAGTGTTTACGAAACTTACAATATTCGAAGCATTGGTTGCGAAATCAATACCCGAAAGTGCACCGACTCCATTAGCAAACACAGCCAGAGATTTACCGACTGTGTTCATTTCATTCGCTGCATCGGTCGAACCTGCGAAATTCTTGACACCATTTGCCATAGTTGCAAGGTCGGTTCCAATATTCGGGGGTACTGAAACTCCATTCCACTTCTTAACTGAACCAGCAAGATCACCAAGAGGACCAGTTACCTGACTTAGAGACCATCCACCAGCAAATGCAAGAGTGAAAGATTTGATTCCATCTGAAAGATTCTGGAGATCACTCTTGATATTCGGAGGTACTGAAACTCCATTCCACTTATTTATTGCCGGAGCAAGCTGTCCCATACCAGTAGCAACCGCTGGTAGATTCTCAGCACCCCAACCAGATAAAGTGAATGATTTAACACCACTGGCAAGATTCTGCAGATCGGTACTGATGTTCGGTGGAATTGAAATACCATTCCATTTTGACATCGCAGGGGCCAACTGGCTCATTCCGGTGGCAACCGTTGAAAGATTCTCAGCACCCCAACCGGATAGCGTGAATTTTCCTACTCCAGAAGCAAGATCAGACAGACTGGTTCCAATATTCGGAGGTACCGAAACACCGCTCCATGCAGAAATTGCCGGAGCAAGATTCGACATACCTGTGGCAACTGCCGGAATATTCTCAGCACCCCATCCAGAAAATGTAAATTTTCCTACTCCGGAAGCAAGAGCAGAAAGATCAGATTCAAGATTCGGAGGTACCGAAACTCCGTTCCATTTATCAACAGAATCGGCAAGATCGCCCAATGGTTTTGCATATGTTGCAATGGCACCAGCACCGAATCCCGAAAGAGAATTCATCAATGAACCAAGACCAGCAGCACCAAGAGCACCGCCCATGGCTGTAAGACCACGACCAATCTCGTCCCAAGACATTGATCCGAATTTCTTGAGCGCATCTGCTATGTCACCGAGAGACTGAACTGCAAGGAGAATGGCTCCACCGCCAAGTAGAGCCGGAAGACCTGCAAGACTTCCGAGAGCTCCGGTGATTAATGCAATCTCACCGAGAGCACCGCCCATGGCTGCAAGACCACGACCAATCTCGTCCCAAGACATTGCACCCATCTGTCGAAGAGCATCTGCGATATCGCCAAGAGACTGAACCGCCAGTAATATGGCGCCTCCTCCGATGAGAGATGACAATCCTCCGAATTTACCGAGAGCTCCAGTAACAATAGCAATCTCACCGAGAGCACCGCCCATGGCTGCAAGACCACGACCGACTTCGCTCCAGGACATCTTTCCGAGCTTCTCAAGCGATGTCGCGATATCCCATAGACCATCACAGACTAGACGAATAGATCCAGCTCCAATAAGTCCGGAAATACCTGCGAGCTTACCAAGTGCTCCGGTTACGACACTGATCTCGACAAGAGCGCCGCCCATTGCTGTAAGACCACGTCCGATTTCACTCCAGGACATTCCTCCCATTTTGAGGAGTGCATTGGAAATATCATAAAGACCATTGGTAACAATGTTGATGGCTCCAGCTGCAAAAATACTCGAGAATCCGGCTATCTTCCCAAGAGCACCGAGAACTATCGCAATCTCAGCGAGAGCGCCTCCCATAGCTGCAAGACCACGACCGATCTGTTCCCAGGACATTAATCCCATTTTGAAGAGTGCATTGGCGATGTCGCCTAGACCGGATACAACCATAAGAATGGATCCGGCTGCAAAGATACTTGAGAATCCGCCGATCTTTCCAAGGGCCGCAAGAACGATGCCCATTTCAGCGAGAGCACCACCCATGGCAACAAGACCGTGCCCGATCTCTTCCCAGGAAAGATTCGACAATTGCATCAATGGCTGTGCCATCATCTGCATAGCCTTGGCCATTGCGATCATTGCGACCGAATTCTTAAGGCCTACCTTCGAGAAACTAAGAAGTTTCATAGCGACGGCCATCTCACCGAGTGCTGCGCCAACAGCCGTGAGACCTTTGGCTATCTGTTCCCAAGAAAGTGTCGATAGCTGCTGAATCGGCTGAACAAGCATCTGAATGGCTTTGGCCATCGCGATCAAAGAAACCGCAGTCTTGAGATAAACCTTCTTATCGAGACCCTTCATCGACTTGTTCAAAGCGAACATCATTACGCCAATTGAAACAAGTCCCTTGGCAATCTGTTCGACATCAAGTTCTTTAAGAGTGACCATTGCATCGGCGAGCATCTGGATCGCCTTGGCATAAATAGCCAATGCAGCGGCCGATTTTACGAGCGACTTTCCCTTAGCAATGGTATTGGCCGACTTCACCAAAGACTTAAAGGATTGATTCAGCATAGCCATCATGGCACCCATGGCTGCGATAGATGTTCCAAGGGAAAGGACATCGATCTCGGATATCGTCTTAAGTGAATGGGCAAGGATACCTATGGCAGCTGCGACCGCAACGATTGATGCAACCTTTAGTCCCTGTGTGAATCCGGAAAGAGCATCTTTAACACCTTTGAGAATATCCTTAAGACCGACTGCTTCGGCTGCGGCTTCCTTTGGCTTCTCGAATATTCCATTGATCTTTTCAAATACGTCCTTGACCTGATCAAAGGCCTTGGATATCTTCTGGATCATTGCAAATAGGCCACCGCCGAGAAGACCCGCAAGTATATCACCTAGACTGACATTATTGGTGATCCATTTGATTGCCTCACCCAATCCATGTGTTATGGTTGTGACGACCTTAGTGATTACGTCACCTACTGAACCAAATATGGATGATAACTTGTCTTTAAAGTCGCCCGAAGAACTCAGAACCGACTTCAGTTTATCCTTAAGCGATTCAATCTTATTACCGATAACATCAAATGCATCGGTAGAAGATTTTATGCTTCTTCCAAGATCATTAAAATAATTGATAATGGACTGTACAATTTTGATTATAATCTGAATTCCAGTCGCAATTCCTGTAGCGACCTTTACAAATATACCGGAAGATTTGATCGTCTCATCGATCTTTACCAGAAAATCGCCAAGGGAGGCAGTACCTTTAAGAATACTGGTTACCAATCCGCCCATGGCACCGTTTCCGGAAAGCTTTCCGATTGCTCCGATTACTGCAAATATAGCCTGTTTACCGATATCCAGAATCGCAAACAATCCCTTGAATGATCGTTTGATCAAATCAAGTTGTTCACTCGATGGCTTGATTGACTCCATAAGATTACGGAATTGAACGGTATACTGATAAAGAGTCTCTCCAGCCATCGGTGGGAAAATATCAGTCCATGCGCCCTTTACAGACTGTATAACCTTCCACAAAGAACTGAAGGCCGAAGACAAACCTTCAATTATATTTTCTCGACCGGATTTACGATTGAATTTCTTTGCGAATTCATCAGCCGAGATCGAACCATCATTAAGCGCTTGAGCTAACTTATTCGTCTTATCGATTGTCGATTCGGAAACATCATTATTCTTTCGTTCCTCATCCGACATTTTGTTGTAGGAATCGGCCATATCATTGACAGATTCCTTAAGCATGTCTCCGGTTACCCAACCCTGTTTACATGCTTTTTCGAAAGAACCGGTATCATTGATGAGTTTCTCAATATTGACACCGTGATTCTTTGCGACCTTAGTCAAAGATTCATTGAATTTTGCGGTATCCTCGATACCTTCATTTACAAATTGTTTATAACCAGTACTAAGGTTTCCCAGCAATGCGTTACGTGCATTTGCAGAATCATTAATGATTTTACCAAGATTATCGGAAATTCCGGTCCAAAGATCCTTGGCTTCCTCGAAATCACCAATCATTAACTGCCATGATGTTGTCCAGCCAGAACCAACAGCTTCTTTAAGGGTATCGATAAGCTGCGAAAATGTTTTGACCTTAGTGGCCGCATCCATGGCCGTTTTTGCCATGTCCGCGATCTGTTTGGCTTCTTCTTGAGTATATCCTTGAGCAACCAGATCCTTTATGGCATTATTATAATCTTCAGCAGTATCAACCGTAAGTGCAAACTGCTTAAGGGTATCAGTAAGAACTTGAGTTGTTAGCCATCCAGTTTGAAGAGATTCACGGAATGAGCCCTTAGCCTCGATAGCTGCTTTTGCACCAGTTTTAAGATGCTCAGAAGTTCGAATAAGTGCTTGCTGGAATACTTCACCGCCCATACCTGCATTGACGACGGAATTCCAGTCCATAAGCTTAACGGTACCAGCTGCGATTGCCTGCGAAAGCTGGTACATTGCAGTCGATGCCTGCTGAGATGTAGAACCCGAAACTGCTGCAAGGTTTGCAATACCCTGAATGGAGGAAACAGAAGTCTTCAAATCGACACCGGCAGCTGTGAATGTACCGATGTTTTTCGTCATCTCCTGGAAATTATAAATCGTCTTATCAGCGTATGTATTAAGTTCACTTAGAGCAGCATTGACCTGAGTAAGGGTTGTTCCCTTGCTTGCGGTGTTCGCCATAATCGTCTGAATAGAACCCATGTACTGTTCATATTCAGCGAAACCTTCTCGAATACCCTCAGTAGTACTCGAAATGATCTTTTGACCACAATCAATTGCGGCATTTGTAAGCTTTTGGATTGCAGAAAATGCAACGGCTGCCATTGCACTGAACTTCGATCCAGTTGATATGGCAGCTTCCTGCATTCCCGACATATTAAATTTACTAACAGCTGACGAAACCTTATCGATGCCATCAGTAGCACCCTTAAGTTTAAGACTTTGCTTAAGTTTTTCGAGCAGAGAAGATGTTGATTTTACCCCCGATTGAAATTGAGAGTTATCGATCTTCATCTTAACTACACGTTCATCAATACTGCTCACGATTCAACCACCACCTTCCATGCTCTTTCCGCTATTTTATCAAATATAGGACGAATAGCGGGATTAATATAATCTCGTCCTTGTACATAACCGCCGGTTCCGGTTCCGTGACCATATTGAATGATCACGGCAATCGGAACACCCTCATTAATGTTGGAATTTGTCCAAACAATCTCAGTCTGGGATTTACCTTTATGAATTTCATAATCCCAAGAGGCAGCGGTTTTACCAGAATCTGATGGAGTAGCCGCAGCAAGCGCATTCACACCTTGTCGTCCCAGATCATCCAGGACATTCAAATATGGCTGACTCTTCATGCGGTTCAAAAAGCGTTCAAGATTATTAAAGTTACCACTTATTTGAAAATCTACTCCCATTTTGACCCTTTCAGATCTTCGTCAGATAACGAATGGATCCATCGGCCGTTCCTACTGCGATGTAACGAAGTGCACCACTGTATGCGGTGTAACGACCCCAAAGATATCCGTCACGGATCTCGCTCCAACCATCGAGAATCACAGTCTGACCAGCGCGATAGGTGGCAACGACAGTGGATGCCAGCGACTGGGCGGAACGAACATTCAAAGCATCAACTGAGACACGATAGGTTCCAGCGCTCACAGTATTGGCAACAGACGGAACGGATCCAATTGAAAGATAGGTCTGAGAACCATCAGCCGTTCCGAGAGCGATGTAGCGAGTCGCACCGCTGTATGCGGTGTAACGACCCCACTTATATCCATCGGCAACAGTCATCCAGCCATCGAGATTGACAATCTGATTACGGGTATAGGTTGCAACAACAGACGCCGAAGTCGATGCACCAGAACGAACGTGGAGCTGATCAACAACAACTGTGTAAGAACCAGCATTAATGGAACCGGTCTGAGAAGCAGTTGGAGTAGTTGGAGTAGTTGCAGGCTTGACAGGAGTTGGAGCAGGCTTGGAGCCAGTCATCGAATCATAGTATGCCTGAGCCTTCGCCATATAGGCATCGCGCTGATTTCCAGCAATGGATGCCGGGCAGGCGGTGGAAGAGAAATGACTATGCGGGAAGACATTGACACCCCACTGCGGTCGACCAAGCTTGTAATACTTGCAAAGAGCAGCGACAAGATGTGCACCATTGTCCAGAGTCGCATCGGAGATATGCCATGGAGACGTGGAATCATCAGCATGTTCGATTCCGATAGATTCAAGATTGGCATTCCAATTTCCAGCGTGCCAAGCGGTGTCCTTATCCCATACAAGCTGGCCGATGGTTCCATTAGCTTCGACCTGATAATGGGCGGAAGCTTCGCGGGTCTGCCAAACATTATAGCAGCCTTCAGTGGTCAGGTTACCGCCGTTATGATGAACAACAATATAACGAATTGGATTTCCGGAACGTCCCGGAGTGAAATGGGTATTGATGATCTTGACTTTGTCAGCGTCAAGAGTTTCCCAAGACTTCATGATTAGCCTTTCGATTTATTTTGAGCTCTTCGTTGCTCATTCAATCTTCGATTCTGAGCATAAATTTCAGAATTTGACATCTTTCTAGGAGGAGAGTTCTTGACAGAGCAGAACTCTATAAGTTTAAGCAAACGATTAAGATGCCAATGTTCACAAGGCTCGAATGGAATATGATTTACAATCATCCAATAATAAATATCTTCAGAAGTAATTACCGAACGATGATTACTGACTTTCATATTATAGATTCGAGCCGCTGATTGTGTACTATTCATCCACTCAAATATCTGGGTGGCATATTGTGAATATACTAGTTGTTTTAAGTTCTCATCGATATGCTCCAAACACATGCAATCAAAATAGTCGATTAACTCTTCTTCTGTTTTTTCGGGCGTATCGACGAGAAACGGTTTTTCCCATTTTGACTCCCATTTTGAAATTGAGATCAAGGAATGCTCGAATCGAAGATGCATTGGTGGACAGTGAATTCCGTTATCGGTTACATCATTCCAATAATCCATTTCTGGAACATCGATTTCAAGCATTAAAGATCCTTATCAATGAGATTCATTATTCAATTTGGTTTCCGGAAGAGTAGTCGCATCCTTGAACAGAGCATATACATCACCAGGAAGCGGAAGCTTCGGATCCTTAGTTGCACTGCCATAAAGCATGGTTTCAAGAGACTTCAGCGCAGTCTTCCCCGCTTCATCGAGCTTCGTCGTATCAATTGTGATTGTCGACACTGGTCGAAGATCATCATTAGTAATGGAAACCGGAACAGTCGAGATCTCCCAAGACATACTCATCGCATCCGGAGAATCATTAGTAGTGGTGTAGCTACGCTCGGACGGAGCAGCAGTCGCACCATAGATCAGATGCAGCTTGTAACCATCATCGGATTCGGTAGCGGTATCATTGCCGACATTAGTAACATAGGACAGACCGAAACCTCGACGCTTCTGCTGACCAAAGTTCACACCCTTGGCCGGAGAAATGGATCCATCACAAACACTGAATTCATCTGGATAAGTGTATGCCTCGATCGTACCGCCAAAGGTCTCAGCGGAACGCAGTGTAGCGTACTTAATGTTATCGGCATAAATATCATTGGCTTCTGCACCAGACGGAGACTCGGTGACAGTGGTAAGACCATTCCAGGCCACACCGACACCGTAATCACCAGTCTCAGTCATTGGATACAATACGCCCTTGGAAACACCGTTCTCAAAATAACGAGAACCAGGAGCATCCCAAACAATCTGCTTGCCAGCCATTAGCAAACTCCTTAATAGTAGATGTTGAATACGTCATGATTAAGATTATCGCTAACATAACACCTATCCGATGAACACATAGGCATCATAGCAATAAGACGAGGAATCTTGCTATCGGGATTCTTGTCAATCACTGTAATCTGATAACGTACATGATAAATATACGGACTATCATCCGCGTATTTGGTATCCCCATAGTTTTTATTATAAACAATGCAAGGATACTTGATTTTAATATTAGAAGGTGGCTGAAAATATACATGATCAGCCAAAGAGGGATCGACTGATTTCATAATTGAAACGAGTCGATTGTGCAATTCAAGTCTAGTCCCCATTATACAATTCCCCTAATGTAAGAATCAAACGAGGTCTTTGGACTTCAACGGAATCTACCTTCCATTTTGACCCGCGCCATACGACATAGAGAATATCGTAGAAATGCGAATAGGCATAATCGTCTTTAGCGATAATACTTATCGTGTTACTAATGGTGATGCCCTGATTTACAGCATCTCCTCCTTGGATTCGACGTGTATCCCGGTTGACATCACCATAGTAACTTTTTTCAAATACTTTCTTTTCGTATACACCAGGCGAGGTTTCAGTATCGATTCCGTAACCAATCTTTCCATGAAACCTCATGCGATATCATCACTCGCTAGTCGGCGCTGGAAGAGTGGCTTCACCCTTCTTTACTGCCTTATCGAGGGAATCGACCTCGACCACAGTAATGATATTACCAGTCGCTCCGGTCACCTTAGAACCAGAAGTGAAATTCACCCAGTGATCCGAAACCGCGCACGTTGTGTTATAGTTCACAGTCGGCTTGCTAGTAGATGGAGTGATCTGATAACGAAGGGAATTACCAGCAGCGGCCTCCGGGCTCACATTAACAGTCTGACCACCAGTAGTGGCATTAGCTGTCACAGTGAGGACTCCAAGTTTCTCAGACTCCGGAGGCGTCACGCTTTTGGGGATTCGATCACAATCGCAGACTTGAGCTTCGACAGAGCACCAGACATACGGGTTTCCATCAGATACTTCTTCTGGTTATAATCGATATCGAAGTCCTCGAAGGAAGTAACAGCACCACCATTATCGGTACCAATGGTGTAGTCCCGGAGATTCACGATCAGAGCATCCACGTTGTTAGACTGCTTCTTCGGATCGACAAGATTCTCAAACAGCGGAACCTCAACAATAGCGGAAACACCCATTGCGGCTGCAAGAGATGCATCGGTGTCGTACAAACGACGACCGACCTTATCACGCTGAACCATAAGCTGACCATGCTTGGACGGAGAAATAAACATGGTCGGAGTTCCAGATCCGAGATAACCAGTCTTGGAAGTACGAACACGATCGACAAATGCAGTCATATCCTCATCTGCAGCAGTAGCAACGGAATAGATCACATACATCTCATCATCACCAACGATTGGTCGAATGCACTCACTGTTGATATGATCCTCATCACTTGCAGAACGACCATCACCGATCAGAACCGCACGAGCGATTTCCTCGTCGAGCATGACCTTCATTTCAGACATAAGGAAATTCACAACAGAGAAATCAGTGATGTCGATGATATCATCACGATCCAACTTCTGCTTCTTGTAGATCGTAGTCGGAGTGGTCTGACGCTTAGCGACCTTGAAGATCTCATCCATCTTTCGCTTGTTATTATCTCGATCAAGGGTAAAGCCCTTAGCACGAGCCGTATCCTCGGTAAGATCGGCATAGTACGTCTTGATACGCGAGAACGGGGTATGACGAGTGCCACTCAGAACAGTGGAAACCCATTCAGTATCGCGCTTATAGAGTTCGGGCTGGTTTTCAACAGCCTTGGCATCCGGGAAAAGAATACCAATATTCTTGATACCATAATCCTGGGCATGAGCGATCGCGAAGTCCTTAAACGAAGTCGGATTCTCCTTCGCCACAGCAGTCATGAATGCTTCCTGATCCTCGTGGGAAACATAATCGGCAGTGCTTGCGGCCATACCGTTCTTTTCAAAAATGTTCATTGCATCTCCTTCGAAAGCCGAATGCTCGGCAGTGTTATTTTCTTTATTACCAGTGGCATTATCAATAGCAAGGCCGATAAGAGCATAGACTACATTCTTCTGCTTATCGGTCAAAGTATCGAAGACATCCTGGACGGTTTCATCCTCAGAATCTTCATCGGAATCAGCATGCTCCATATCGCCACTGGAGTTTTTGTTCAATGCCATTCCGATAAGAGCATAGACTACATTCTTCTGCTTATCGGTCAAAGTATCGAAGACATCCTGGACGGTTTCACCATCGGAATCTTCATCAGAACCATCAGCATGAGAAATATCATCTTCATATTCGGGTTCGTATTCATCATCCATCTGTACGATATCAAAAATATCCGAATGGTTGAGTTCTTCTCCCGAATAAATAACGGCTTCATCATCCAATTCATCAACATTCCCATCGGAGTGCTGAACGGCAACATTATCGATCATAGCACCCGGATTCGCTCCTGCCAGAACCAAACTGACCTCACGAATAACACCATGCTCGACGTTACCACCATTTTGACTCAGATGGTTTGCATAAATAGACAAGGAATTGATGTCTCCATGGGATACGAGTTCCCTTGCCTGCTTTGCAGTCGGCGTATCATTGAACACGCCATAGCAATAAACACCATCATCACGATTCTCGAGCAATGCATGACCGAGAACGTTATCCGGCGAATTATGATCATGCTGCCAAACAAGGGGGACCACGTCTCCATCCTGTTCAGCAAATGCATTATGCATGATCGTACGACCATCCGAGCAACGAATGTTGTTCTTAGTCGCGTAACCGCTGAAATCACTCTTCATTGGTTAGACTCCTTTATTTTTATTTGTAAATTTCTTTATTGACTTTTTCCAAATAATAGAGACCGGCATTATGTATTTTGAACTGTTCTTGTCAAATCATCCATCTCATTATTGGCATCGTCATACTCGTCCTGTTGAATATCATCGTCATGTTCGGAATCGTTTTGTTCCTCATCAATTGGATTAATATTCGCATTACGAAGCTGATCAGCATTGCTATCATCGGATTGTTTAAGTCCAAGAATAGCACGTACTTCATTGGATGTCATGACTTCAGCTGATAGAAATACCGATGCTGAATTGGCGAGATCGTTTACAGTAACAAGCCGGAATGGATCCCTAAATGCCTTAATTCGTTGACCTTGGGTTCGAGCAGTCTTCGTAAGAAACGTCGATTGCATGGAATCCGTTATCGCTGAAATAACTGGTTCAATGGTGCCATTATGGTAATTCAGCATCTCCTGATCTCCAGCAGTGCCATTGGCAATTGCCTCAGAAAAACCAAGATTGTTGTAAAGATCTGTCTTCAAATTCTTGATCTGATCGAGAAGATTATTATCAACTGGTCGATTCAGCTGAGTTACTTTTTCAGTACCATCGGTATACGCGATTCCATATTTGGACTTAGCAAGCTGGTCCTCGATCTGTTTACGACGTTTCTCGGCCTGTTGCATTCGTGCTTCCGATTTAATAGCGAACGGAAGCTGAATTATCATGTCCAATTTTCCAGATACTGTCTTGTCATCTATTTCATCCAAAAGATTCAGTTTATGAATAAGACGTTGAAGTGTCGAATTCGGCTGATTCATTATCGTATAAAATGGATTATTGGCGATCGCGACCATACTCTTTGGAAGCGTTATTTTTTCACTTTCACCAGTTCTATCGTTATACAACTGAACTTCAACATAATCCGGAAACCATTGATTCACACGTCCAACTCGAAGAGATCGAATATCATAACTATTATTGTTGATTGGACTATTGTCCAGATCAACTGGAACGATTGCAGCAGCTCCAGCATCAAACATTGTAAGAACAGCATCACGAATGAAATCACGCGATGTCTGATCTTTATTTGCTGCGAAGTGAAGACAATCATTCAAACCGCTACTGACGTCTTTGACATATTCCTCGTCATCATTGACATAACAATGACGAATCGGAAGTGCCGCAACATCAATTGCGATTTTGTTATACAATGATGTAATAATCGATCGTTCAGTTCCGCCGGAAAAATATGGACGATCAGGATTAGCCCAATTAGACGATCCAATTGATGGCCTAAAATCGGAAGCCGGTTGAAGAAAAGCATTCCAGGCGTGAACTAATCTGTCCGATAATGTTGGCACATTGGCACCTCCTTATAGATTGAAACCGTGATTTCTCAGAAAAGCTTTGCCGATCGTCGCACCGATCTTGACTTCGGCTTGGGCCATACGACCCGCATTTTGAATAAATGCCTTAGTTTCTTTCGGATTCTTGATTGCATATCCAATAGCGGCTGAAGCTGCTGTAGCCGCCGCAAATCCGACAGCTTTAGTTGCTTCTCTGGTAATCGCACGTCCGACATTTCCGGCACCTTGACGAAAACCTTTGGTTTTATCAGTAACCGTTCGCTGACGTTGCGCAGACCTTCGAGCCTTACTCAAATCCTGTTTGGCATACGCCTTTTCATATTCGGCTTTATAGGTCGGATCCTTGGACTTTTGCTTTACAATAGCATTGATGTTTCGTCTTCGAACACCAGCACCTTCGCCATAATACATTTTGGCACGTGCTGATTCTTTAGCATCTCTGCGAGCTTCTCGTCGAACACCCCATTTCATTCCTTTGACACCGAAGTGCTCAAGGTAATCTTCCTCAGTGATGATCATTGTTACCTACCTAAATTATTTAATAGTGTTGGACCATATTGTTTTAGCAAAGATCCACCTTTGGCGACACCGTAAGCGATAACAGCACCTGCAGCCATATCGGCGATCTTTTGAACCGAAGTCTGTTCGAAACGGTCAACAAATTTCTTACCAACACCTTTATAACTTCTATTGTTTTTATAATTATTTTCAAGTTGTAAACGATTGTTCGCTTCCTGAAGTTCACGATTAGACATTTCATAAGGTTTTTTCTTCATGATGTCTCGGGAACGAGTATAGTCCTCACTTGCAACTCGTTTCTTTTTCCTGGATATCGATGATCCAGAACGTTTCTTATCATGTCGAACACCCCATTTCATGCCTTTGACACCGAAATGGTATAGTTCGTCAGCCATCAAATCCTCCTTCTGCCTGAATATTCAAGCGCCATTCAAGCTCGGAAATATTATTCTTGATGCTTTCAGTGACGAATGAATTGCTTGGTGGATCGAAAAGAAGACGGACTTTAGATTGAATATATGGCTTCAATGCAGCTATGATGCATTGGTTATCGCTATAATCAGACCATGTAGTTTCAGATCCATTAATCAAAAAACCATTTTTAGGTCCTATTCCAAGTTGCCAAAGATTATAAAATGCACCATTTATATGATTGGTGATTTCTTCATCAAAAGAATCATCTTCAGGTTCGACACCAAGCATCTTTTTAATAGTGTTGAGAATACTTGATTCCATTTTGACCTTTCATTTGGAGATCGGAGTCCAAAGACATGTATCTCCAGGATGACGTTCAATCGGTAATTTGAGAATCGATTGATCACCATAATGTATAGCATTATGTGTAAGAATAGAACATGAGATCAGATAATTTGGATCCAAGATGGTTATGTCAGAATTCTCCAATGATTCGGGAGATAGAGGACACATATGATGAACCATTATTCGTCCCGGTATCGGGATATCCGAACATCCAAGATCAAACCCACCATCACGTTCTATTACATAATCGCGAATCCGTTTCCATTCACGAGAACGATAGAATTTTTGATTCATGTATCTTTCAGATCCAAAAGTAGGTTCACCTACTCGTCCGTGAAGCATTAGATAATTGAATCGTTCATCAAATGTCTTCATATGTTTTAGATCGGAATATGTTCTAATCATACATATGCATATAGGGCAATTCATCGATATATTCGTAACCTTTAGTTACTGGATCCTTACCAATATTCTTTATTGCCATTTCCTTATATGAATCACTCCAAAGCTTTCCAGCTTCTTTATTGTATTTATCATACTTCTTTTTATTCTTTGGATCTGTAAAGTCAACATCCGAATATTTATCATTTAGATCATTGATTTTAGAATCAAAAATATCAGCAGCATTATTATAAACATCAACCCAATTAGATTTGCGTTTATTAAACTGCTTAATGTCTTTCTTTAATTGCCTTTTGGCTTTACGATCGGCTCTTTTTTGCCTTCGTCGAACGCCCCACTTCATGCCTTTGACGCCGAAATGATATAATTCGTCAGTCATCGAATTACCTACTTTCTCTTATCTTTAAAATTTCATTATTGGATAGTTTGGTATTCGGATGTTGTTTACGATACTTAGTTACAAATTTAGTTTCGATTGAATTCTCGGCTATTTTTATAGCACCCATAGATGCAACGACTGCCGCTCCTTGTGGTGCAAAGGAATTTACTAAAGTATGAGCAGCGATTTTTCCGGTTTCCCTGCCATACAAACCATTAATATAATCATTCCCAAGTTTAGTGAATCCGTCAACATTGATCTTATCAGTATCAAATACGATCAACGGATTCTTTGCAAAATATCCAGAATTCTCTTTATCATTAACATCGCGAATGGCTCCATATCCGGCGTTTTTCAGTGCAGAATAGAATTTCTCATTAAGTTTCTGCTGATCCTTATCATGATTAACCAACAAAGTGTTAAAGGCTTTATAAGTATTATCGCCTATTTTTCCAGAATCAAGTTCTTTCTTTGCCTTACCCCAAAGTCTACCTTGTTTACCTATCGATCCTTCCATAGCTTTAGCAAGAATATCAACTTCACTCTTGAATTTACTGAATGATTCCTTATCATTATCAAGCATGTTCTTTAGTACTTTACGAGCCGACTCAGGAGAAGCAATCTTAATATCTCCAGCGGCCTTCATGGCTTTACGATACACATCAGATCCATCCAGTCCAAGCTGTTTTCCATAAAGACCCTCGTATCTTTTCTGGTCATGCTTATTTACGAATCCATAAAATGCTCGATTCGCTGGCTCTGAACCATCTTTGGTTATTCGTCCGATCCAGTTTCCGTTTTTGAGAATATGATCAGTTACTTTATCATAATGTTTATATGCGGCATAAGCAACCGCAGAACTTACTGCAATTCCTCCAGCGACTTTGAGAATTGTTTCTGTTTTTGCTCTATTATACGCTTTAATTTCGGATTCGTCTTTGCTAAAACCCTGATCAAGGTATTTCTTTTCAAGAGCCAACTGACGTTTTGACTTTTTATTCTGACTTTCTAGTTTCAATCGGGTCTTAGCATCTTCAAATTCACGACGTGAATACTCAGCCTTAGCAACGTTTGATCTTGTAGAGTACCATTTTGCAATCCTCTGATCATACCGCATCTGTTCTCTCTTTTTACCGAGAGATGTCAAGGATCCATCATCATTCTGATACTTTCGAACGCCCCACTTCATGCCTTTGACGCCGAAATGATAAAGTTCATCAGACATTGGATGCTCCTTATTATACAATTGTCGTATCGACAATTATTTTGTTTCCAATTGCCTTCAATGCTTCAGATGCTGGAGATGCCCAACTATACCCTTTGCCATAACGAGCTTTTAAATAATTCATATAAATCGGACTATGGGCGTATTTGTTTACTGCCTTATTTAAACCATAATTTAGTAAAATCCTACCCTGTGGGGATGCCATTATTGCAATACCACTGGCAGCTAGTCTCGCTACACGTTGACGATTCTGTTCATGCTTAGCTGCTTGCGCGTAGGTCTTTCCTTTATTCATGGAACGGTTAATTCGTTTGACTCCACGATCGCCATACTTAAAAGAATCATTACGTCGATTATAACTCGTATAGTTCTTATTACGTGGTTCTTTTCGTTTCTTACGAATCCCCCATTTCATTCCTTTGACGCCGAAATGTTCGAGATAATCGTCTTCGTTAATAATCACTGTTATTCACTACCTTCCAGATACATAGTATCATTCAAAAGAATCTCGATTAAGTTTCCAAGAAATATAAGCATCCATCATCGCAGCAACCGAATCGATTTTTGCTTCTCTTCGAAGCTTTGCCAACTTTCTATTATTATTGGTATCCATAAGAACGATACAATTACCCATGGTGAATGACATGATCTCCTGATCGAAAATCAATCGACGATCTTCGGCCAATTTCTTCAGTTCTCCAAGCGGAACCGATTCGGTCTTTGCGCCCTGGATTACCTTTTCAATGGCAAAATCACCATTTTCCAAAGCCCAACGTGCAATGAAATCTTTGGCATTATATGGATCATAGCCAACCGATCGAACATCGTATTCGTTATCAAGAATAAATCGTTCAAGATCCTCGTAAACCAGATTCATATCAAGAACGGTTCCATCCATGATTATCAAAGAACCTTCCTTGATGAACTCGTCATACTTCTGACGACTTGCTAATGGAAGTTTTGACAATGTGTATTCGGAAATGTAATTATGTGATTTTACACCAAATGTTTCATTCCCCAATGGGAACATGAACGTGAATGAACAGAAATCATCACCCTGAGAAAGATCACAACCCATTGCACAAGGCATACCCCAGAAATCACGTTTTCTATGAGGTAGAGTTTCTTCATAGGTAAAGAAGTATGTATAACCCTCCATAGGGATTCCAAAACGCTTGGCCAAAATATCATTACGTGTCGCTGGTGCATTCTCAGCACGTTCGACATCCAACTGATAAGTTTCATAGCTTACAGTCTTTCCGATATTCGGATTTGCTTTAATCCATAAATCTGGGTTCGATACTTCCTGTACATCATCGAGTCGATAATAGAAAATCGAAACATGTGGATTGACATAGTCACCCTTAAGGATCGATGTCAATTCCATTTTGATAGTATCACCAGCGGAATTTCGAACGGTACCTTCGGAGGATGTGGCAATAATCACATAGTCATCAATTTTGGATGCGCCCTGTTCAATGGCTCCAATGACATCCTCACGTATATCTCCCGACAACCATTCATCAACGGTATTTATCTTACTTCGAAGACCCTGAAGTTTATCAATAGACATTGGTCGAACTTCAAGCTTGGATCCTGTAAGGAAGTTTTTGATTCCTTCCTTTACGGAAGCAAGTTTAGCCTGTTTTGATTTCGGTCCCATTCCCGGAGCGCATCCATCAGTTAGGAATTTAAACAATGGACCAACCGAACGAGTAATTGCGGTTCTCAATGGAGCCATTACTTCATCCGCCTGTTTCATTGTCGGAGCAACCGTGATCTGATGGGTGGTGGATGTATCGATGACTAGGAAATATGCCTGAACGAATTCATCATACAAAGACTTCGCGCCACCTCGGGCAACGATCAGATACTGTTTGTTAATCAAACGTTTCTTGATCCTACGATTTACGTAATGACCACCTGGTTTGTCTTTGTTCGGAACATAAACTGACTTAGTAACGAAATAATACCATCCGAATAATTCCTCACCCCATAGTTTGAATGAATCAAGCATATGGAACTTGGAACCATCCGTAAGAGTGAGTTCGTTTTCACAGAATTTAATAAAACCTTCAACTGGTTCCGAATCGTAATAAATTCCAGGATTTCGAATAAGATCATCGATTCGATTCATCTCCATGGAAATCTCACGACATACTGGAATTTCTCCACGCATTACTTTCTGACGAAACTCGCCATAGTACTTCGGTGTTGCAGTATTGGAAAATACCATGAAAATTTCACCTCAATCTTTGTAAGATATTACATGCCTTTCGATGGAGTTGGACCGTGCTGATTCTGATAATGAGATCCAAGATTGGCAGAACCATATGGTCTTGCAACATCACCGATCAATTTAAAGAAACACAACTGACCGATCTTTATTCCAGGGAATATACGAATCGGATGATTGTTCTCATTCTTTATCTCAAGAGTAATATCCCCCGAGAAACCAGGATCGATGAATCCAGCAGTGATGTGTGTTGCCAACCCGATCCGGCCCATCGAAGATTTACCTTCATATCGTGCTGCTAGATCATATGGAATATTGACGAATTCATTTGTCGAACCGAGAATAAATTCTCCCGGTTCAAGAATGTAACCCTCATCGGGAATGATGAACTTAAAATATTCCAGATCCTTAAGTGACTTATCGGAAGCGTTAATCTCGCCACTTCCGATATAACGAACGATAGACTTAGAAAGAGTCACATCGTAACTACATGGTTGAAGATTATTCGGATCATAAGGAGAGATAAGTTCATGATGAATGGCTAGATCATCAATGGAAATATCATTCAGAATCATACTCAGCACTACTTTCAATTGTTTGATTCGTCGCAGCACCAGAATATGTCTTAAATGCTTCAAGTGCTTCATTAGCGATGCGTGTGTAGTCTCCAGAATCCTGTACGGCATTGGTCTTAGCTTCGATCATTTTGGTTTCACACCGAATCTTGGCCTGCTCAAGCTGTTCGCGTGTAGAAGCAAGTTTCAGAAAATGTGTAAGGACCTGTGATGAGGCTGTTCCCTCTCGAATCTGTTTCTCAACTAGATCAATTGTCATGTTGATCAACTGATTCTCACGTCCGGCAACTGTTTTAGCCGGAGGTTCTCTTAGGGATAAAGGTTCGTTCGACTTTGCTCGTCGAGCCATACCAAATCATCTCCAGTTCTCAATTGCTTTAGAATAGTTTAAATATGATTCGGGCTACTAAGCAAGGGTATGGATGCCTTTATGCTATGATTGAAAGGAGTTTCCACCGGTTTTTAAGCCGTCATGACGTGGAATTTTGTTTATCAAAGCATCCACACCCCTGCTTAGTAGCCCGAATCACACCCAAGAAGAAAACGACTTTCCAGAAAAATCACCCGCGGAGAATTTTCGAAG